ATCAGTCGTATTTCCGTTTCCTACTTTTCCAACATCATTCTGTCCCCATGCGTATAAACCTCTCCACTCATAGTTTGGAATCCCTTCTGTTGTCCCTGCGCCTTTTTTTGCACATATTGCATAACAAGTAGGATATCCATGCCCGGAGTCACTATACTGAGCTTTAGTCGCACATACATTAAGGACGAACAAATCGTTTTCGTCAAAGTATTGCATACGGCACAACATAGGTCGGTTCACTGTATCGCCTACACCGGAAACCCCATACGCATTATATCCCATACCAAATAAGCCTCCCATATTAGTGCGAAATAAAGTCTGCCTAGAACCGACCATAATTATATGAACAAACTTCTCTCCTTTTCTAAGCCCTCCGAATTTTGGATAAATTGTTACTTGCCATCCTCCACTTCCTGTTGTATCGCTTTCATTATAGTTCCCATCATTAGAATGCCCCTGTCTTCCAGATGCCCATACAGAATAATTAGAATCGATATAAAAAAAGTTGTTCCATGGAGATATAGGCTTGTTATGCATTAAAACCCCGATTTTGCCACATGTTGGCAGACCAAACTCAATCTCTGAGACAGTTGTGCCTTCAACAATCTTTCTCAATCCTGATGCTTCTGTACCTAATGCCCAACAATCTGTGTCAAATCCCATCCAGTTATCTGACCATAACCGTTGTCGATACATATTTGTTACTGTTACATTAATATCTGTGCCACCTGTGATTTGAGTGCCTACTGTAGGTGTAGATTCGTGGTAAACAAAAGTCTTACAAAGCTTAAAACTATTTGCATCAGAATCTCGGACGTAATAAGTATAATCTAACTCAAAAACACCTCCTGCAGTAATATTAGATGAACCTACAAATCTGATCCTTTGCCCATCAATCAACCCGTGTGCAGTCTTTGTGAAAATACCTGTGCTGTTTGTGTATGAAGCAGGATCAATTGTTCCGGGCCAAACTTGTGGAGTCTGACTTGAAGTGTATGTGTATTTTAATGCCCCACGATAGGGTTGCTGAGACGGTAACGATCCTTCTGCCCAAACAGGATCAGCAGATGCGCCTTTTGTCTGTAAATATTGACCTGAAGTCCCGGCAGCAAGTCTTTCATTCCCTGATGCCCCGTAGAATACCATATCACCACGGGTAGTCATTGTTGCAACACCCTGCGCTATTACTTGCCAATGCGTGGTTGTCGTAGGTGTGATACCTGCGGTGGCGGTGTTATTGATATATGCATATGAACTGTTGTTGTATGTAACACCATCATTGTATTCATATGTGGTAGTTGAACTGTATGCACCACGCCAATGAACTCTAATTTTGCCTAAATCTACGGTAGCCATTATATTGTCACGATCAAATGTCCGGTTGCATGACTAATAGAATAGTCTAACCCGGAAGTTTCAACAAAATGCTGTCGATACACTTGCTGTGAAGCAGACAACATCACATCTGGAGTAAAAGTCTCGTCTTCACTCCCAATCACGGAGACTCCTCCCCCGTATCCTGCAACAGTGTCACTTCCTGATTTTGCAAAAAAATACAAAATGTCAGGTGCGCCCTGTGGTACAGTTATTTCGGTGTATGCTCCGCTTGATCCCGGAGTTCCAGTTTTTGTAACACCAGTTGTGTATTCTGTCCCCCCTGAAGGATCACGGGAAGTTGCAAATGAAAATACATACCCAGTGTTTGAAGAATCCTCTTGATAAAATCTATATGTTGCTGTTCTTACAAAACTAAATCCTAATGTTGATAATTGATCAACAGACCTTCCGTCTACTGTAAAAATATTTGATGGGACACCTGCGACATTTACTGATACTTCTACAAGAACATTATAATCATGTGTGAATGCAGAAGTTATCCCTGAATCTGAATCCAGTAAAAGATTCCCTGTAAATATATCCTGACGGAATCCATAAAACTTAACTCCTCCACTGAATGCAGGTTGCCACTGAACCTTACTGCTAGCGTCATTCCATCCTAACACCTCTCCTGCTGCAGGAGTATCTTGTCCAATCTTTGTGACATCTCCTGAAGCATCTATTTCGATTGCAGATGTTCCACCTCCTTCCTGTATTTGTCCTCCGTCATTCAACTTCAAATTGTCAAATGTTGGAGTACTGTCTGAAGTTAAGTCCTGATCTACTCTAGAATCCCCTTCAACATACAAAGTCTTGTTTGACTCTGTATAATTTATAGTCCCAGAAACTCCTTCCGTGGTTAATGTTCCCTCTGCAACTGCAGGTTGTGCCCCAATAAACGGCATTAGGTTATCTCCATGAAATTAAAACTAATATCAATTGCACTTGAAGTATCTGAATATGTTTTTAATACATCACCTACTTGCATAACATACTTTTGTCCTGACATATATTCTAACGAACTTCCGGGTGGAATCGATACATCTTTTGCTAGAGTTATATTTGAGTTTGTGCCTCCACCAGCGTTTGAAGTTGATGAATCAATCAATAATGTGACCTTTGCACTTGTTGCTAGCTTATTTGCTGCTAAAATACCAAGAATTACAGTTGCATCTACACCTGTCTGAACAGTGTATACAGAAGTAGGTGATACGCTATTATTGCTTACATCTGATTTAGTAATTACTTTAAAAGTATTAGCCATAATCTACCCCAATGCAATACTTAATGCCACAATCTCATCAACAGTTGCTCCGCCAGCAGCACCTGTTGGTCCTACTAAAGAAGTCCCTGTCCCCCATGATCCTCCTGTCTTAGGGCCAAAAATGTACTTGTTTGAATTATTTATAAAAAAGTCCCCATCTGCCCCCTCTGAAACAGGATCAGTAGTCCCGTTTAAAACAGAACGTCCTACCGTGCCGTCTGCACCCTTGTCTCCTGTCCTGTTGAAATTTAATACAATATTCTCTCCGTCTCCTATTGCGACATTTGCACCGGAAACAGGAGAAACTGATACTTTAAAGTAACCTGTCTCCTCTGAGATTCCTGTGACATGGAAAAAAGCAAATGAATTGTCTGCTGAAGCCCGGGATTGAAAAATCAATGACCCCTTTATTGCTTCAGTAGAATCATCAAAAGTTCTAAATAAACCCTGCCAATCTGTTGAACTGTCACTTCCAATGTCATCGATATAAATCTCGCTTATTAAAGAAAATGAAGACTGAGCTTTGTTGAACCTAAGCTTTCCTGCCCCGGGGGCACTGTCTTCGATACTTAATCCGTCAAAAATGTATGCAACCCCTGCGCGGAATCCCTGAGAACCGTCAACAATGTTTGCAACCTCTTGCCAGTTTCCTGCGACATTCTGAAAAATCTTCTGAACATCTGTCTTTAAATAAAAATCTCCTGAAGAACCTCCAGTTGGTGTTGCAGTTCCGCTAGACCATAAGTTTCCGGTTGCGCCAGCATTTCCTGTTAAACCCTGCACACCCTGTGGACCCTGTGGACCTGAAATTACAGTTTCTTCAAAAAACCGACCGATTGTTACTTCTACCTGATTTTCAGAACCTGCATCTACAGTAATATCATTTGCTGCTTCTGAAACCTCAACTGTGGTCTGAACCGTTTCTATGTTTACAGAACTCATGTGCTGATCTGCCTCGTTAAGGTTACAACACCCTCAATAATCCTGTCTACAAAACTTGTTTCAACTGTTGTTAAATGTAAGTCGTAAAATGCATCCTCAAAATCTAAAAGGGCTGTGTTTGATGCCGTCATTGAGATTTCAATGTTGTTTGATGTTACTGAACCCCTCCCTAAAGTTGCAACTAATGTATTATACCCGGAATCTGAAGATTCTGAAGATGAAATTAAACCTCCACCCTCCAAAGAATCCCTTATCTTCATCTTTACTGTATACGGAGAAAACATTGTAAGTTTTGCGGTGTTACTCGTATTCCCCGGATCAGTAAATGTCACTACCTCTCCTACTGCGTAACCTGTCCCTGATGAAGTTATTGTGAAATTAGGTCTACCTGCAAGATTACTTGTTGTTGCAAGAGTCGATATGCTGACCCTTATCCCTTCTCCTGACCCTGTGGTAGAAGTCTGGGGGATATCAATCCACGACTGATCTGTTTGCCACAACTCACTATTTAATGTTACTCCTAAAACAGCAGAACTCCCTCCTGCGTCTCCTGTGACTGTCGGCAATGCAGTTGCCGTGTAACCAGAACCCTTGCTTGTAATTGTAATTGAAGTGATTGCACCAGAACCGTCAACTGTATATGTTCCCGCAAACCCTGTTCCAGCACTCCCGTGTGTTACTACAAGAGAACCTGCAGTGTAACCCGACCCTGCAGTCGTTATCCCTACTGCTGTTACTTCCCCGTAAGTTATAGGAACCGGAGAAAAATCGTTCGGCTGAATTCCTAAATCTAAATAGTTCCCGGCAGAATCACGGTACTTGATTCTAAGTGTGAACGTGTTTCCCTGCTCAATCTCAAAATCAAACTTTCCTGCACTCATCTTACTACCCGCATTACATTCTCGTTTCTCCCTCCACCGTACGATGCAGAATTTATACTCTCGCTCAACTGACACTCTCTTGTTATGTCTGTGAACTTCTGCTGGAAAGACATAGATTTCTCTACATTCCTCAAATTCGTCTCCTTTAAATATGCCCTCTCTAATGCACCTAGTACTAATGCCTCATGCCAAACCTCGTTGACCTGTGGAGTGCTGCTGTCAGTTGCTAACTTTGTCACTGAAACTACACCTCTAATCTCAAATGTCTTGAAAATCTTCGTGTCCGCTTCCTTGTCAATATACATGTGTTCAATCTGATATGGGACCGGATAAATACGAAATGTAGTTGCAAACCGACTTGTCATTATAACCGCTTGTATTGCCCCCTGCTGATCACGCCACCGTGTCGCATGTTCTCCTGAATCTGGAATCTTTGTGTCAAAAGGATTTGGGATTAAACCAAATTCACCGCTCAACATATGACTGTCCCCAGAACTCCGGAATGCTAAAGCGTTGATTTCACCCTCTGAAAGAAACTCTAACTCAACTCCGTCTAACGTAATTGAAAGAATCTCCGAAATTTCTGAAGGTTTTGAAAAGGTTGGACCTAACTTGCGGAAGGAACCACTCGCATCAGTGATTGCCGGGCCTGACTGCGCTTGGTCTAATAAACAAACAAAACTGTTCTCCAGACTTCTTCTGACTATAAAAGTCTGATCATCATACTCTGTCACAGGTGCAAAACCTGTGAAGTAAATTGCATCTCCTACTAAAAAACTATGACCTGTCGAACTTGCGGTAAGCGTCCTCCCATCGACCGAAATCGTACCAGTCTTATCGGCGGAAGGTCCGATTGACAGTTGCGCGGTGGTCGTAGGATGCTTGGTTTTTCTGACGAATTCTTTTTGAGCATCATCTATATAAAAGTTGATGTTATCATCAGTCCAATGACGATTCGTCTCATCTTGCAATGCGCTTTCAATACGCTTCCGAATTTCTCCGCGATTCATAACTAATCGTCCACATCAATACTCTCATGTTTTGTTTTTGCAGACTGAATCACTTCAATAGGAACTCCAGCGGCATCAGCTTTGGGCCACTTTTTTACTGTGAAAGGATGCAACTTGGTGGGGATTGCCACTAATGCCTCACCATAAACAGGCTGTTGATACGTTGTGATCACCGCATTTTCTAGTATCTGCACATGATGTAGTGGAACAATACAATCAACCCCACGGGGTATCTTGATTGTCCAATCAAAATGAGTTACAGAAATCGGTGCCTGTTGATGAGGCTCATTACCAATATCAACATTTATAACACAAAATCCTTCGGGCAAATGAGCATGTTGATGCTTATCATACTGCATTGCAATCTGCTCCTGACCGGAAATCTGTATTACCCTGCCTGTCCCACTGTCAAGATAGCTGTTGGATAAATCGGGTTCCTTAAATTGTGATTTTGATCTGCGTCTTTTTACAAGACCTCCTGCTTCTGCCATAATTTTAATCTCGTTGAAGTTTAAGCTTTACGCCAAACAAAACAGAACTCCCTGTTGTCCCCAGATACCTCGGAATCATCGGAACACAATTTCAATCCTGATTGTCTGGCGTAAAACTATTCGTTACCTGACGCTAGTCAGGCAGGATTAGTGATCGTGTCTTGACTCCAAGACTTGTCAGGAGCAAACCTGTAACTAACCCAAACGTATCCGACTCCAACTGTGGAAACTGCTGCCGATGTCGTCACTGTGATACGCACAATGTTATCAGAAGCAGTTACTCCCCAAACAGCAGTGTCTGCGATATTCCCGGCATGTTCCAAATCACCAGCAGCACCTGCCGCACCCGTTAGGAATGCATCTGCATCTGCTGAAGTGCCAACATTGACCAACACAGTACTACCGTCACCAGTGTTGAAGACAGCAGAATGCCGAGTGCTTACTCCAGTGACAAATGCTCCTGCCGGGAGAACAATATCATACGTTCCATCTCCACCCGAATCGAGAATCAAATCCCCAGCACTTAAATCAGTGGTGGTGGGGACTATCTTAACGTGTCGGGTTTCTTGACTTACAGAACTTGCCCTAATCTTTGCAGATTCCATCTTAAATAATCTCCTAAGTTAGGGTGGAATTAAGCCAACGAACTAGCACCGCACTCAATGACATAATGCCAATTTGAGTTCAGTACTGTCGCAGCATGAAAAAAGTCCACGGCAACCGTGCCACGTTGACCCATAGGGTCGCCGGGTCCGGGTCGTGGAAGAACTACCTTCGGACGGATCGAATCCTTGCCAGCAAGGGTTGCCGTTCCTCCAAAATCCTGTGCCATGATGATGACCGGATACACATCATTTTTAACACCAGTAGTAGACTTCAAAAGGTCAGTACTAATTGATGCACCTGAATCTGCCCACGCAACTGCTTGTGTCGTAAGAATGAATCGTACGCCCAAACATTGCCCGATTTCTCCTTCCATCCGATCAGACGGATCAGAGTAGCTTTCAGACTTAATGAAGCCCGGAAGTTGCTCAATATCCTGACGAAGGTCGGTGTGCGCGACTGCCATAAATGCAGGTCGCAAAGGAGCAGTGTCAATCCCCGGAGATGCCTTGAGGTATCCCGTGATCTTCTTTGCATCCTGACCTTCAAGAAAGCGGACTGCGTTTTGAAGCAAAATTGCAGAAACAGTACCGGGGTCTGCGTGAGTCAAGCCCTTCACATTCCCAATTGTTCCTGCGACTGCGGCGCGATTTGCTCCCACTGAAAATGCGACATTCGTTGCAGCACGGAAAACCTTGAAATCAAGATAATCCTTCAACTCTCCTGCCATCGTGGAAAGACGGTCACTGATTTGTTGAAGCAACGGATCAGTGGAAACTGCCATCATCAAATCAGTGATGTTGACGAAAGTTCCGTATCGTTGCAACGTGACCTTAGTCGTGTACTGACTGACTTGGTCCCAGTTTGGCGTGACACCCTCTGCGATAGGCGTGTCTTTTCCTGATATGGAAATCTTTTCGTACCTTCGGAATCGAAGATCAAGACCTTCCTTCAGGGGTTTTACATCTCGCTGGGCAAACCTTGAGAACGTCAAAAGCTTCATCGCAATCGGAAGCATACGCTTCTGAAGACGAAAAGCATCTGCCGCACTTAGGTCACCATACGAACTCCCGGTTAATGTTCCGGTTCCTCCATAAGTTGCCATTTTATCTCCTGTGAGTTTGGCTTAATAAATTTATAAGTTGTAAGAGAAAGAAAGTCACCCCTCTTTCATTATATGATCCCACAACTCATCCTCATTCATGTTGGAAGTAGAAGCTTCCTTTGGAGGCTGTGTGTTTTTAGCTAAACCTTGCGCTACCTCACGCTTTTGCTTGCGCTTCCCAGAACTCTGCTTGGGCGGTTCTTCCTTTGCGGCTCGATAAGCTCTTCCCTCATCTGTATTCAACCACATTTTGGCAACCCATGCATGACGCTTCGGGTCTTGAGATGACTCGACTGCGTCTTTTAAACCCGGCTCGTTCTGCCAAAACTCGTTGAACTTTTCATGCTCGGCAATTTCTAAATAGTCATCACCGATATTTGACCGCATCTCCTTGTCATAATACTCGAGAAAACGATGATATTGCATCTCCTGCAATGACTTCTTTATCTCATCGATATCCTCTGACGGAGCAGAAGCAGGAGCAGATTTAGAACCCTTCATCTTGTGATCGACAATCTTGTTGACCACACTCATTACTTCAGAAAAATCAGACATTGTCCTCTTGTCCTCATCTGAAAGCAATGAGTCCAAAGTTTCCTCTGCGACCTCCTCCGGGTTCTCCTTCTCTGACTTGTTAATCCTCGAAAGTTGCTCCCGGTTCTCCAAACGCTCAATCTGTAACGCTTGAAGTTGCTTCTCAAGTTCATTGATCTTAGATTCAGACTCCCTTCGGAATTCGGCAGTATCCTCGTTCCTCTTGTGGTAATCCTTCTCTATGTCTTTGTACCTTTTCTCCCAATCATGCTCTGGTTGCTCTGCGACTTCAGGTTCGCCTGAATCCTCTTGTTCCTTATCATACTCATAAGATTCATCAGGTTCTTCCTCGTCAGTTGCGTCAGGTATTGTTTCAGATGTTGGAGTTGGCACATCTACTTCGCCAGAATCCTCCTCCCCGGCAGCAGGTACGGAATCCCAAATCTCTTCCTCACTTAAATCAGACTCTTGCGGAGTCGATGCATCTGCATCTGTCGCTTCAGCCAAAAAACCTCCTTCTCGGTGTCCCCATACAAAAGCATAGGACCGTTAACAATCTATCGCCTTCCTCACGGGGTGGACGATAACTTCCTGACTTCGTCAGGGATGCCAATAATATCACGCAATCCCTTTAGTTGACCTAACTTGTAATTCAACTTTGCGATATCATTCGCATCTCCAACGAAACCTCTCCTCTCAATTTCCTCTATTATATCTTTTGCATTCGCCTCCAAATGTAACCTTAATCGCTTCCAACCCTGATGATCAGTTAAATGACCAATCGCAACATCCTCATCACTGTATTGCATTAAGGCCGATTCTGTCTTAACATCTCGCTAGCAGGAACACCGCCCTCACGAAGTTGCTGTTCATTATCCATACGTCCGTCAATAATATTTCCTAATCTTGCAGATTCATGCATGTTCATCAAGTCGTTCGCCGGACTACTTTCCAAAGGCACTTCGCCCGATCCTCCGTTAACAGCAGGAGGTTGCCCCGCGGACTCCTCGATAGCCTGTTGCTGTTCTAACTCCTGCATCAACATCTCACGTTCTTGCGCCTCTCGCTCCTCGGCAATTAAAATACTCATTCTATCCAAACGACTCTGCTTCAAAACATTGCCCTGCTTCAACAACTCCAGCCTCTCCTTCATCTCTGCTTCACGCATATCCTCACTGACTTTTTGCTTCTCAGCCGTCAACTTCTTGGCGCGATCAACCTCTACTTCAACTGCACCCTCTGCTTGCTCCACTGCGATCTGAACCTGTGCTTCCATCTCTGTTTTAGTCTTCTCCATCATCATTGTAGTCTGAACCTGATTCTGTTGCTCCTGTGCAACAGCTTCATCACTCTTGACAATAACTTCAGGCTCCATGTTAAAAGCCCTAGCAAGCGGTTTTGCGAGTTCTGAAAAGTTGAAATAGTTCTGGAGTTGAGGACTCTGACCAGCAACCTGAAGGAAACTCAATAGTTGCGTGTTGTGTATCTCATCTGCAACATAACGCTCATAACCCTGACACGTTGCCTCAAAATCCCCCTTGATGTCAGGATCAGTGCTGTCAACCATCAACCACCGATACACTGCTGTTATTGAATCGGAAATCATGTTGCTAACACTGCGAACAACACTTGCCGTCTGACGGTTTGCGTTTGTGTTCAATAAACTCATCCCCGTTGCAGTCCTTGTCTGATACGGACTGTCCTGCCCCATACCTATCGGAGCAAGACCAGTGTCTAGATCAGACTCCCTCTGCAACATCTGTATTAAAGGGACTAAACCGTTTGTGACATCAGGAATTACAACAGGACGGAAAGCATCGTTGACATTCACACCCGGTTTGGTCCTGTATTGCTTACCTGCCTGTATCCTCTCCGTGTCCTCTCCTGCCTCAAATGCGTTGGGGTCAATTACCGTCATCGGTACTGAACTCAAATGCTTGCCCTCAATCAACATTGCATAACTGAAATTCATCACACTCTGGATGTCCCTGACACTATACCAAATCCCGTCCCCCCAAATTCTCTCAGGAGATCGTTGCCATGTGCAACTGTAGTAAGGAATCTGCCCGTCAAAAGGATTCTCTGAAACACGAATAATACGATCCCCCAAACAAGTTATTACAACATCCAAATATCCTGTCATGTCCTCTTCGTCTACTCCTAAATATGAACCGATGTCCTTTGCGTCCAACTTTCCCCAAAACTCCAACAGTTCAAACCCCTTCTGACGCTCGGAAGCACCAGAACTCTCTACACGATCAGGATGCTCACTTGAATCTGTCCCCTCAACCCGTCCCTTGTCCTCGGATAATGCCTCATGTATCTGGTCAGCAAAAAAACCACGCCCAGACTCTGCAAGCTTCCTGACTTCAATTGAACTCAAAAAACTCCTCTGGATCACATACTCTGCGTTCCTGAATGAAGTACACTCTGGACTTGGAAATACATTCCAACAACTGACATATGAAATCGTGGGAACTACCTCTGATTCTATCTCCGACTCAACCTCCTCTAAAACATTGAATGACGAGGTGTCCCGATTTGCACTCGTATAAACAGGATAATTAACCTGCTCTAATTGTACCGACTTGCAAATGCCCGTCCCGTATAAACACATCTCATGCACAATGTCATGCAATGTCTCGGAATAACCAGTTTGCTCCAAAATGTCGCGGATTCTGCGCTCCATCGCATCCGCCCGGACATGCAATTGAGAAGTCGTATCATCTAAACCCTGAAGATCAGGAGGGATGTATCGTGGTTTCCGGGAGGGCTTTACTGTGAAAGGAATCTTGCCGTCATTCAATAACATCGAAGTAATGCGGATTGCTGCATTCTGAACCTTCCTTCGTGTTAAATTTATGAAAATACCACGCTCCTCAGCAAGTTCATTTGCATGTTTCAACGAAGTAGGATACTTCGCACTATATGCATCGTACGCAGATTTCCACAAATCCTCCTGACCCTGCCTGTAGTCTCTAGATGCCTCAAACTTCTCTCTCACTACAGAAGATAACTCGTCCACGGACATCGTGTGGACACGAACCCCACCGTCTTCAGGCATTTTTCTTCCTTCGCTTCATAAGCTTCTTGTCAAGCTTCTCGCGTATCTTCTTCTTTCGCGCATTTGCCGCTTTCCTGTAACCCTCCTCAGTATAAGGGTAGTGCTTCTCACCTACTTTTGGCATATCAATCCCCGTGTAAAAGAAAACATGACAACCACTGTGACACTAAAATGTATCGTACGTCAATCCCATATGCACATTTGTCCGGCATAAAGCAAATGTCGCTAAGGACGTGGAAAACTTTAACTTGACTCGATTCCACGGAAACTGTATCCTCTGTAACTATGAAGCCTGACCCTGTGACTCCCGGTGCCGCACCAAGGAGTGGGGAGTGATGCCCCCTTCAGGGTCAGTCCACAAAATATCAGACAACAAAATACCCGTCAGATTCGTCATGATCCAAAAATCACAGAAACAACAACATCAACAAAAAAGCTACTCTAATGCAGAAATCTCTTTCCACCTCCCAGAATGTGAAGACTGTGGATTCACTCTCAACCCCAAAGAACTTAAAGAAAAAAGAACCCTCTGCCACGAATGCTGGAGTTTATTCCATATGTGAACAAATAGGCCGTAATGCACGCGCGGAACAATACATCATGCCACAAGAAAAAATCTTCTGTGAGAATAATAAAAAACAGTTCCTGAACCCGGGACTCCTGCCAAACCTTAAAAGACCCTGTGGAAGATGTAGAGGAGAAAATTGTACAAGAAAATTGATACCCTCAGAAATCTCACCCGTGGCAAGCCTGTGTGCAGTGTGCTACTGGGTCGAATATGCCCCACTACAAAAACCGCCGATGACTGTGAAAGAAATCAAAATTGAACTTAAAAAATCAGGGAATACCCTGTTCAATCAACCAAACGAGCCGGAAAATGAAAAAAAAATTGGCAAAGATTCTTGAAAAAATACGACCAAGAGGTGCTGATGCTAAAGATTACCCGAAAAGACCCTACGCTGATTATGTGAGATTCATCATACTTGAAAAGTTCTTTGCCGATATGAACCAAATTGCAACTAAAGGATACTGGGCAGGGAACTCTGCATCAAAAGTGCCAAGCGGAATGCCAGCAAAAACCTACTTCACTTGGGCGTACCTGCAAAAAAAACGGAACTCAAACTAATGACCGATGCGCCGCTCCGCTGGTGGCTGAAATAAATTGAATGCAGGATTCCGGAATGTGTACTTCGCCTCCGGTACCCGCACAAAAGGAAACATCCTGCAACCAAAACACGCAATCGCTAATGACATGACGCAATCGTCATGACTCCCGTATTGTGCAGACATCCTCCCGTTCGGTTGCATTACAAATGTCTGTAACTCGTCAATTAATGCAGGAGTGTATATATTGATCTCACGCTCCCGAATTAATTCCCTCAAAAAATCTAATATCAAAGGCTTGCTCTTTACTGTCGTGTGAAAACCTAACTTCCTCTGCGTCCTGCTGCTGCGCTCATCCAAAATACGCTCAGTGTATATCGCAGGGTAATTGTGGATGTCCTGCAAATACTTCAATGTCACTAATCCGTGGTTGTTCCTCTCTACCAACATCATCGCATCGTTGTACCACTTGCCTATCGTCTTTAATTGCCACGCTAGTAAATCAGGGTCTATCCTGATGCGAAGTAATGCTTGCTCAGTGTATGTCTCCGCATCTAATACTATCGCAACACTGTAATCCGTGTCCCTGCCTACCTCTAAACCCTCGCTGACATCCACCCCTATCCTGTACTCCTTGCCCTTACTGGGAGGCCGCCACACCGTTAATGACCCCTTGTCACTAGGCTCAAGTAAATATGCGTACCTGTCCTCTACCCCCTTACGCTTGTTCACAGGTACCTCATACCGAACAGGAGGTGCCTTTGCAATCCTAGACTCAGAATCTAATACTAACTCGTTTAATGCCTCCGGAGAAAATACACCGCGACCCGTGCTGATGAATGCCTCGCGTGGATAACTCGGAAACTCCTGATGAAACTTGATCAAATCACCCTGACACTGCGTGTCTATGTACTTCCTGCGCCACAGTAAATTCTCTAAACCTACCTCAAACTCTAATCGAGAATCGCCACCCGCATCATAAGAAATACTGTGTCCTAATAACTTGCGCTCCTCCTCACCACCGTACCTGATGTCCTGACCTAATGACCCCTCAAACTCTAAACGCTCAACCTCACTCGAAAATGACTTCCTGTAATGCGAAAATATAAACCACGGAAAAAATACTGCCGTGAATCCGCTCCTGCCAGCAGCAGCATCAAAATACATGTCGTGAAATAAACCCCCTACACCCTGTGCAGTACTCTCTACTATTACCTCAGTGCCAAAACCAGCAACTACACAATTTAATAAACCTAAAAAATAATCCTCTCCACCCTCACCCCACGTTGCAACCTCTGAACAATGTAAATAGTCAATCTGACTCCCGCGAACCTCCTTGCCGCCTACAGTGCTTAATGAATACTGTGAGTTTAATCCACCCTCCTCCGTGCCAAATACTAACTCCCGCTTGCCCGAATAACGCTTGCTCGGCTTGATCTCATCCGGATATTGCTCCTCAAATATCTTCGTCATCTGAAACATAGTGTCGGTCGCTGGCTTGCTGTGAGTAGTGATCTGTACCGTCTTGTTGAAATTCATAGTAGCATGACGGAAAAATCGAGCCTGTGCATAGGTGCTGATGCCAAACCGCCTAGCCTTTAATATGACTACTCGTATATGCTCGTCACGCCTTAATTGCTCCTCGCATATGTGATGCAAAATTAATTGAACCTCGTTCATCTCAAACGGAACTAATTCGCCAGAACCGAAATTCTTTATCCGTAAACAATGCTCAAAATATAAAGGCATGTTCTCGCGTAATCTTCTCAAATACTCTATCGCCGAATTAGACTCAGTCATGTAATCAAGATGGATGGAAAGGATATGAGGCTAACTACTTTATGTATCATACTACCCCCGACTCGTTGCCCCGTGGGGGGGTCTCTCAGCATCGCAAGCCTATGTTTTTATTGCATTTTAATCATTCCCAGAAGTACTTTCAACCTCTACTGTTTCGCATGTTTGAACATCGGAAACAATGGCATTCAATTCCTTAACTTTTGGTGTGCTGTCTAATTGTTTTAGCAACAGTTCAAATTGAACTTTGTTTTCAGTAACTTGTCGATTTTCTTTTGGCAAATAGTTCATGAGTTTTGATAAAGAATCGATGCATGATTTTGATGTCGCGTTGTCTTTTTCTTTGCGGGATAGAATCGCCAATTCAATATATTGTTTAGCGCAATACTCTAAACTTATTCCAAGCTTTTCTTCGGCAAGTTTTCTTTGCGTTTCGATATGTGAATTTATTTGCGGGTTTTTCATTAATACGTTAGCTTGTTGCCCAGAACTTTTGTCAGCATAACCAGCTATTTTTGCGGCCTGTGTTCCGTTATGCCCAACAGCATAGGCGTTAGCGAATCTCTTTTGTTTAAGTGTTAATTTTTTTTCGTTTATTTTATTTTCTTTTTTAGTCTTTTTTTTATTAATTTCTAACTTGAAATCATCTTTCAAATTGTGTTTCATGATATCCTTTATTTATACTGCTAAGTTTTTAAATTATCAACCCAAGAAAAATAATAAAATATTTAATGTTTACAGTTTAAATAAAAATATTTTTAATCCTAATAATAACGGGAAATCAAAATATTTTAAAAATCTCATCTTTTAGTATGCTTCCCTGATTTTTTAATTATCAAATTAAACTGATTTTTAACATACTTAGAATTTGATCCTTTTTTCGTCTCAAGATATCTCAATAAACAATCACGACTCAAACAATATTTTTGCATCGTACGATCCTACAAGACAAGCTTTTTTTCGTATGCTGCACTCATAGCATCTCACGAAATTACCAATAATCCCAAGAAAAATGAAAAAAAATATACTAATTTTATTCAATAATTTCATGCACTTATGGTCTTGTTACCAAAAGATACAATTTTTATTGCAGAATTTCGTTGACATACCTCACGAAATTTGAGAGAATGTTTTCAACGTAATGAATTCTCATTGTGTTACATGCTGATTTTCAGCGTTTTAAATTAATGAAACTTTTAGAAAAAAACTCACCATGTCACAGTCAACCAATAATGTCAAATCACAGTCACAGATTTTGCCCCGAGGAATCGTATTTTACAACGGACCAAGTTTGCTAGATGGAAAGCCTATTTTAGGAATAGCTTTAACGTCTACAACAAATTCAAAAACTGGCGATTTAATACAAACTTACATCATCAAGTCAGACTTGCATCCTCAAGATGCTATCAATGATGGTTCCGATGATACGATATGTGGAAAATGCATTCACAGAAAAACAGGCAATAAAACTGGAAAACGAACATGCTATGTTTTCCCTCCCGCTATAGGTCAAGTTTTCAAATCATTTATAGCAGAAAAATATACGGATATTTCCGAAGAAAACCAGCATACTTTCCGAGGTAGAAAAATTCGTTTCGGAGCCTATGGTGATCCAGCAGCAATACCTGCAAAAACTTGGAAGAAACTTTTAGCGATTTCCGGAAAGCCACATACATCATATTCTCACCAATGGGACCGCGAAGATTTTGACATTGAAGCATGGAGGAATATCACCATGGCTTCAGTTGAAACATTGGCGCAAAAAGCCAAGGCTAATTCGATGGGATTAAATACGTTTCGCGTAGGTACAGACGAAGACAAAGTACAACGTGATGAGATGATATGTCCTGCATCAAAAGAATTAGGGAAGCAGCTACAATGCGAGGACTGCATGGTATGTTCTGGCGGCAAAAAGAATGTTTTTATTCTTGCTCACGGGACAAAGGGAACAGCCGAAAAATACAAGGCAAACCTAGCCTAATCAACCACAACATTCGGTCAACTATTTTTACAGTTGACCGACAACAGTAATACCAGAAAAACAAAAATGAAAATAATATTTAAGTCCAGACCATATGCAACGAAGGTGGATGAGGTGCTGGCAAAGATGGACTACAAGATGTTGGTTGAGGCGACCCGCCCGATCAGGGAAACGATTGGTGCTACCAAAAGCAATAAAAACGCCAAGGTACGCTTTTTACTTCGGGGGCAAGACAAACAACATCAACCTTAACTAAATCAACCACGGCATTCTGTCAACTATTTTTACAGTTGACCGACAACAGTAATACCAGAAAAACAAAAATGAAAATAACAAAAATGAAAATAATAAACGAAAACGAAACACTTCTACAAACAATCATTGACAGTCCAGAAATTTTCGAGGGGAGATTTTTGTTGAAGTTTATACGGTATGTCGGATGTACAAAAGAAGAAGACGAACGGGCGGAGCGGTTTTGCGAGGGTAGCAGATCAACATTCAAAAACTCACTCTGCGAAATGGCAAGATCGTCCGCAAAAAAACATCAACCTTAACTAAATATAGGAGGGACCAAACCTGAAACTTTTTGCAGTTAACAGCCAACAGGCTTAAACCTAGAATTATTTTTTTTTAAAACTATATCTAGAAAAAAACTTATATGATTGTAAGACGATTAACAAAACATATCAGGAATGAAATTTCTGAACAGATGAGAATGACGAATGAAGCCGTCAAACTTGTCGTCCAAAAACCCAAACAACCTAAAAAAGCCATGACCGCTAAACCAATTATTTGCCGATGTTGCGGGGGAATCGTGAGGATTTCAGACGGATATCCCATCCACACGTCATGCATCCGGAGGCATTGGGAATACCACGCTCACGGTAAAAATTCATCACGGTGCAAAGAATTTTCATGTAAGAAAACCGTATAATTTCATGACATTATGGCTATGTTACAAAAAGATACAATTTTTTCCGTATTAATTCGTTGACATATCATTAGGACCGTGTATACTAGAAGAACGCTAGCAATTCCGCTAGCGTTCAACCGAATCAAACTTTCAGGGAAAACCATGACACCAATGGAACTAGCAATCGGACCAGAACCGATGCAAGAAGAAGAAAAAGAGACCGCTACGCCCAAAGCTAAAGCGAAGCCCAAAGCTAAAGCAAAAGCTAAGCCCAAAGCAAAAGCTACGCCCAAAGCAAAAGCAAAAGCTAAAGCTAAAGCTACGCCCAAAGCAAAAGCTAAGCCCAAAGCTAAAGCGAAGCCCAAAGCTAAAGCGAAGCCCAAAGCTAAAGCGAAGCCCGAAGCTAAAGCGAAGCCCAAAGCTAAAGCCCAGACGACTGCTTATGTTGTCGCAACCAAGAAAACAGTAGCGCCAAAATTTGTAGGCCCAGAGTTCATGCACCGAGGGCAAGTAATACCCCTCGAAATTGACAAGAAAATTGTCAAGAAAATCATAAGTGAAACAGTAGAGGTAAGCGCACCCGAAGGTGTTGCAACTACGGATATATTGCCGCAATATATCTGCTACACCCGATTATTTGACATTTTTAATAGTGTGTTTTTCGGAAGAGAATTGCCTCCCGTCATGCTGACTCTGCAGGAACAGAGAAGCGTACACGGATATTACAGATTCTCCCGATCACCAAAGGGCGGAATCTGGACTAACGGAGAAAACACATTGAGTGAAATCGGACTAAACCCGCAAGTTCATTTCGAGTTGTTCGCACGGGGGGATGGGAAACGTGCAGTCAGCACGTTATTGCATGAAATGTGTCATCATTGGGAATTTACATGCGCGGCACAATCCGACAACAAAATCCCCAAAGATAATTATCATGGAAAAACATTCAGCGCAAAGATGGAAAGCTTAGGACTATACACTACCAACGATGGCACCAAAGACGGTGCAAGAATTGGAAGGACTATTACTCATCTTGTAATGACGCAAGAAAACGGTTTGGGCGAGGGCGCATACTCTCAAATTTACGATATGATCCCGGAATCAATTCTTTGGCCTTGGATGGGAATGTCAAATGAAAGTGCTGCAGGAGGAGTAATAAAACCTAAACCAGCGGCACCATTGCACCGCTCCCGGAACAAAGTAAAGTATGAGTGTCCAAACATTAGGTTAATGTCAGCACAAGGTGATCGTGCCTGTGATACTACCGTCTGGTCTAAACCTGACCGTCAGGGGCAACTTGCATGTATGAAGCACCCAGAAGACGGACCTGTTTTGCTGGTTGCAGTCAATAACCCAAAACAATAAATCAATCAATCAATCATCCCCTCTGAACTTGAGGGGATGAACCCAAAAACTTAAAATGAAATTCATACCCTACAATCACCAGAGAGAAGCATTGACTGCTTGCTGGTCTGCAATGCAAAGAGAGGGAGTGAACCCTGTGATCTCTGTTCCCACGGGGGGCGGCAAGACTATTATTGCAGGATACCTAGCGAAAGCTTGGCTTATAAAGAACCCGGACGCACGGGTTATAATACTCGCACACATTGGTGAACTTGTACGTCAGAACCATGAAACTCTATCTGAAATCATCGATAATGAGGTTGGGATATACTCTGCGAGTCTGCGAAAAAAGCAGGGTGATGCACAAGTAGTTTGTGCGAACATCCAAAGCGTGTACAAGAAAACAAACTCCGGGAATAAAGCCGGAGGGAAGGTTGGAAAATTTGACCTGATCATCGTTGATGAGGCGCACCGGATACCTACAGATTCAGAAACAATGTATAAGAGTTTCTTGTTCGACCAAGGTTGGAGAGAAGGAGTATTTAAGGATGCACCAAAAATAGTCGGATTGTCTGCAACTCCGTATCGGATGGGAACAGGTAAAGTTTACGGTCTTGGCAAAATGTTTTCCGAACTAGCACACAACGTCCCGATTCTTGATCTAATTAACGGTGGCTTCTTATGTGCGCCGACTTCAGTAAAGGCATCAACCAAAACAAATTTCGGAAAAACAAAAATACAAGGCGGAGAATACGTCCCTGCTGACATTGAGCGTACGATGCACCCACAATTGGGAAAAATAGTAAATGAACTTGCACAATACAAAACAACGAGGGAGAAGTGGATTGTTTTCACTGCATCTATTAAACAAGCCGAGGACACCGCACAATTACTACGGGAAGTACACGCGATTTCAGCAGAAACGATTCACAGTAAAATGAAACCAACAGACCGCGAACAGGTTGTATCAGATTTTAGGAGTGGAAAATTCAAAGTACTGACAAACGTCAATTGTCTGACTGAAGGTTTTGATGTTAAGGACATTGACCTTGTTGCACTGCTGCGACCGACTAAATCTACAGGTCTGTATGTACAGATGGTTGGGCGAGGACTACGAACTCATCCACAAAAACAAGATGTAGTTATTTTAGACTTCGGGCAAAACATCAGTCGTCATGGTCCGATTGATTTGCCGCTAGTAAGAGCAGAAGGGCAAGATGGGGAAAGTCCGAAAAAGATGCCGACAAAGGATTGCCCGAATTGCGGATTTCCAAACATGATTCAAGCAAGAATTTGCATCGAATGCGGACAACCGTTTCCTGTTCCCCAATCAAAGCTTAAAAGCAAAGCATCCGCACTATCGATTCTAAGCGTCCCTGCTTGGTTTGAAGTTATCAGGGTAGTCTACTCCGAGTACAGAAACATCGCGTCAGGTAAGCGATCTCTAAAGGCCGTGTACACTATACAAGATGACGATGACAATAAACAAGAAGTCTCAAACTGGATGCCCTTTAATCACCCTAGCACTTGGGCGAGGAACAAATGCAAAAAGTGGTGGACAAAACATTACGGAGTATTACCGAGTCCCAAAAGTTCAAAGGACGCAATCAAAAGAATCGGCGAACTAAGAAAACCACTAATGGTTCAAGTCGGAACAAGTAAAGACCAACGATTTCTAGAAATCAAAAGTCTAAAATTCAAGGGAGAAAAAGTTTGACCTGTATACAAGAAGAGGCAATCCGATCACTGATTGAACGAGACATGCTATCAAAAGAAGCAAAAGAAATTGTTGAACGATTGGGAAGGAATCCACAAATCAACAACGCAATGAATCGTGCGGTATTAGATTATCTTCATGATCAGACGCATCGAACAAATCAACAAAACGTGATACTGGCGATGTTAGATATCGTTGCATCATATCACAAGTTTGCAACGTACGATGCAAGTAACGCTGATGCAGTTAACCTAAGTATATTCGTAAATACTTCTTTAAAGCAAGACGCGAAACGCCGTCTAGCTAACGGCTAGTCGAGAGCCGAACTCGATGAGGGGGTGACCGTAGCGGTCACAATCAAACGGCCTTACTCTGGAGCGAGTCGGAGCCGCCAGTCCCGTTAAGTTTACGAGCGGAGGTGCAAACCTGTGAAACCTCTAAACTACTGGCGTTTTTTTCTGTTCTTGGATGGACCAAAAGCAGAATCAATGACACATAAACTAAGGAGTAAAAAATGCCAATTATCAAGAAAAACCTAAGTAGTACAAATGAAACTTTCGATCCACACTCTTATCTAAACAAGATTAGAGAGGAAGGAGAGCATAATATGTTTGATGCTGCAGGGCTATTAGTTAATCATTTTGGGATTAACATGCCAACCGCAAGACGAGTTTTAAGCGAGTGGATGCAAACCATGTGGGCATCCGACCAACATGTCAATCTTTCAACAATTAAAACACCAGAGGAGTATGAGAGATGCTCGTGGATACGGATGGCACGGAAAGAACTAAACCTCACACAAAAATCATGTGCGAAACTACTAGGTGTCGCTAAAATCACTGTTTCGCAGTGGGAGCAGTTCAGACGTTGCCCGGGGGAACAAACAATAAAACACATGGTCCTGCTGTTAGAAATAAAAGGGAGCAGGTTAGGTAAGAAATACGGGATATGATGGAACAATTATCTACCCCAAAACGTGTACGTTGCACGATCTTTACGATCACAACGAATCACGATAAATTCCTGACTCTCAACGGAGTAACCGCCAGACTCATTTGCGAACTACTGAAAGAGAAGGGGATTGAATACGAAACGCATCACACACTGGATTGTACAGTGGACGATGTAATGTTAACTATTAACAAAGACGAAAAACATGGAACCTGACCGAACATTGTGGACAACACAAGACGAGATTTCCTTTCTTAGATCAATCCCAGAAATGCAAGAAGAACGTAGGGAAGGAAAACCTTCAACACTAAACCTGCTTCAGTTGTACCGAAACTATATCGTTGCAATGCCTAGTCGGGTAAACTGGGAAGCAATAGAAAAGGAGCAGGTAGCAGTTGAAGCATACAAGCTCTTACGAAGATACCAAGCAAAAGCAGCAAAAGAATTCCGCCAACGAGATATGACATGAGGATGAAAGAAAACAACATTGGTATAGAGGGCATGATCGTAAAGGTCTTCTGCGAGGTGTGCGATGACTGGATCAACGAACTAAAAGTGAAAACGACTAATATCGAAGAGGACTATGAAGGAAGAGATATTCTTTCCTTTGATTGCCCGGAATGCGATCACCATCAAAAAAGTTTCCGAGTGCTTGGATATTAGGTAAGGGATTTCAGCTTGGGCGCATCGGAAGGTGCGCCTTGTGGTGCAATCCCGCACCCATAACTAGGAGAGAAATTGGCACACAAATCCTATAAAATGAAAATGAGTCTATTACAAGTACAGCAGACACTAAAGGAGTGTCAGCGACTACTAAAGTCCGTAGACAATTACATTTGCAGCACCCCGCTCCACAGGGCGGACAAACACATTTCGGATGCGCTGGATGCCATTCACGAGGCGAGGAACAGGGACTACTATCTTTGTCTTGAAGATGATACTGAAATGCGGCGTTTAGAAAAGGCCGGATATCTAAATGAAAATTAACCAATGAGCTAAGGAGGGTTACAATGACAAAGCTAAAAGTCGCAGAAGAGGCACTAAAGGAGTGTCAGCGTCTCCTAAAAGCCAGTCACGATTACGAGTGGTTGTACTGGAACACCGACTACCCCCAACGGGTAGACAAGCGCATCGAGGAAGCACTTGATGCAATCCAAGGTATAAAATCTCAGGCACAATGTGCCGGGGGCGTAACAATACGGGAGTAAGTAATGAAAAAAGCAGTGATATACATACGCACTTCAACTCAAGTCAATGTTGGCGAAGACAAGGATTCCGATGACAGGCAGATTGCAAAGTGTGTATCGTACGCCGAAGAATCTGGAATCGAGCTACTAGCAGAGGGTTCTGGCAGAAACGAAAGTTGGGTTACATTTTACGATGCTGGGGTCAGCGGGACTACTGATCTGGCAAAGCGTCCGGCATTCATATCATTAATACATTACTGTCAGGACAATGACGTTGATTACATACTGGTAGAGGATATTTCCAGATTTTCACGCGATGTAATCATCACCGAGTTGGGACGCAACATGCTCAAGTTAGAAGGATTAGATATCGTCCCCGTCAACGCACCTGATTTATTTCTAAACAACGATGCGACTGATCCGACCCGGAAGTTCATTCGGATGGTCCTTGCTGCTGTTTCTGATCTTGAGCGCAACATGATCACATTGCGTTTACAATCTGGGAGACGCAAGGCTTGCGGATTAAAGCGTCAATTAAACAAACACGGTGAGGGGAAATGCGGAGGTGCAAAGGGTTATCATGAGTTCAACCCTGATATGATTCGTACGATACAGGGAATCAAGGCGAACAACCCCGAACTATCATTAAGGGGTATTTCGAGTTCAGCTTTTTCGCAGGGGTTAGTCAACAGCAGGGGCAAGGAGTTCACTGCATGTCAGATTCGCCGATTTTTAAATTTTGTTCAACCCGGAGAGATTCATGAAGAAAGAGTGGTATGAATTAAGAGATGACGAGTTAAAGATTGTCCTGACAGTCGCCCAAGCGGGAGCCATTGCATATGTGCCTATACCCAACGCTGACGGGTTAGATGCCTGTTGGAGCGAGGAGGACTTTAACGATGCTTTATCAAAGATCAGGGATGCTCTTAAATTCCACGATCTTCACGGGTCTGCCCCAAAATGACCTACATCTAAAACTCAAGGAGTCAAATGAGAGATTTCAGCGGGAGCATCATCATTCAGATAACTGTTCCAACAGAAGATCACAAGGAGATCATTTTGGACATGTTAAAGGTATTAGACGATTTATCTAGCACGGAGGGAGCGGGAGAGGAATTCAGTTTCTTTCATTCCACCCGTATACATATAGCGGGAGAATTGAGTCCAGAGGATTTTTAATTATTCTTACCGTTTCTAACATTTAACAATCAGGAGAAAAATAAATGAGTACAAAAAACCCTTTACACTTAACTCTTCTAGGTGACTCTGTTATAGACAACAAGTCATACATTAAGTCAGGAGAGAGAGACACTGCACAACACATTCACAGTGCATTTCGTGCAATAAGCGCGGAGGTTGTGAGTTTAGCAGAAGACGGTTCAGTTATCAGAGATGTAATTAATGATCAGGTGAAGTGGATTCCTGAAGACACCACGCATATTGCAATTTGCATAGGCGGGAATGATTTGCTAAGGAATTTAGGTTGGTTTGATTTTCCCACGGGGGATCAGTTAATGCATGAAACACTTGCCAAGTTTGACGAGTTACGGGAGGAGTTTTCGATCGAGTACAGTAAGATGTTAGATTTAATCCGCAACAAGGTTGGTCCCTCTGTCAGGGTTATTTTATTTGACATATACTATCCGAGTTGGGGAGCGGAGGTATTCCGATCATTACCTCCACACACTCCGATTTTGGAAAGGGCGTGTAATGCATCAGTAGACCTGTGGAATGCAAAGATTCACTATCATGCATACCGGAGGAATTTTGGTTTATTCCCATTGAATCATTTATTTCGTAATGACGTTAGTTTATACGCGAACACGATTGAGCCATCGAGCAAGGGATCGAGTGCAATAGCCCAGAGGTTACTTCGGGAGTTATTTATTTCGAGACAGTTACCTAACTTTCATTAGGGTTGTGATTTAAGGCATCCACAGGACCGTGAGTGTTTTCGTTTCACGTCATATGCTCTAATAATTTTTGAGTTTCCACATTCACATAAGAAGAGAAACATTCCGTTTCTTCTTGAGTCGACCCCTGCGAACTTTACAGGAGTGAGCAGGGTTCCTTCGATTCGTTGCTTCAATTTCACATGCGCCTTTGGTTTTGCCAGCACTCACCATCAACGAGTGCTAACAGGTTTTTCAGGTTAACTCTTCAAGACTCTTCAAGGGTCACTTTTGAAGAGTACAGGGGGGTCTAGCCCTTGCAAACACTAGGAGTATATAAACTATTCATCATAATACACACACACACACACATATATATATATCTTCTATATTTCCCCTTATATATAGGTACCCCTGTGAATTCTTGAAGAGTTAGTACTTTTTGTAGTATTTGCAAGGGCTAGAGCATCATCAACTCTTCAAATTTGGGCCTTGAAGAGTTGATGAAGAGTAGCATTGTAATCATTTCTTCAGTCCATCTCTCCTGCAATAACGTGGTGGCACTTCAGGGGCAAACTCTGCGGCATAGTAGACAGACACTTCCGGTCCATGTTCTCTCATCCTCATAATTTGAAAAACTATATTCCCTCCGTCAACAAGGTCTGACAGGATATCATCTCGTTCTCGTTTCATGAGAAACTGCGATTTCCGGATCAACAAGGATTTCGGCAATCCTTGTTCTTTTGCCTCTATGAGGAACCTCAACAATTTTTTCTTTTTATGTTCAGTTTCATTATCTGCGAGGATATCCTTAATACAATGAATCGTACGTTTCACTGCGAAGTCTATGAATTCGATTCCATACAGGATATGTTTTGATTCGATTTCTGCGGACTCTTCGCATCCAGCCAGCACAAGCGCAATTTGTTTTGCATATTGCCCTGCTCTACCCCACATAGGAGCAAAGGGGTCACCGGAGTCAACATGATCATCACATGAGTCTTCAAACTCTTGTATGATCAGGTTTGATGATGATGCAAAGGGAATCACTCTAGGAGAGATCAGGTCAGGATTTATCTGTCCTGATCCTGACGCGAGGTTATGCGGCAAGTTTGCAACACGTTGAACATTATCGATCAGGTTTTGCGGTGGATCAACAATCACTCCTGATTGTGCAGGGGGTCTTTCTTTTGGTGCAACGAGGTGTACGAATCGATTAAGGAATCCGTTCACAACATGCATTGATTTCATACACTCAAAGTAGGCATCAGGTGTTGTAGTTCCATAAATGCAGAGTGTAGGTTGTTCAATCGGAAGTGAGCGGTCTTTCGCATCTTCTGCTTTCGCGTATTCTTTAGGAAGGTAGACTCCGTTAGCTTGCGAGTAGAATTTCATCAGGCAACGCATAATCCCTCCAGACCAACGATTTCTCACATCTCCTGCAAGAATCCCGGAACACATATCTCCCCACTCATCGAATAAAAACAACGCACGGGAGTCTGCAAGAGATGTTGACTGCATGACTCGTTCTATTGCAGAGTCAGAGGTCACTTCATCCCCGGGGTTGTGGTGAGAAAGGTTTGCTTTATAGAGAAGCTTCCTGATAACGAGACGAACGTGTTCTTTCCCTGATGCAGTTCCAGAGATTCCGACCATCATCAAATTAGTGCGTGTATCCTGCACGGTCCTCACCCGTTTCCCTAGCAGGGCACCATATAGTGACAATGCTGCTCCAACAGCAAGGTAGGGTTGGGGGCGAATTGCAGTTGACGACATATAATCCGCAAGTTCTCCAACTGCTCCCATGCATCGTACGAGGTAATCAGGAATTTCGTCTCGTTGTTTTTCCTGATCAGGTTCCACCGTGATTGCGGGTTCAATTCCAAGCGCACCTCTAAAATGCTCCCATTCATCAGGGGACATTTCCGGGAGTTTGGTTTTGAGTTCTGATAATTTAATAGGTTCCTTTGCCCCCGCATTAAGTCCATCCTCGATTGTTTTATATTCTTGTGGTGCTTCATCCCCAAAAAGTGCTTGCGTCCACATACGGAGGTTTTGAACAGCAACCTCACGGGTAAGATCACCAGCACCCACGAACCCTCCCAAGAAGAATGCTTTCCCTCTTATAGCATTGTGACGCTCACCATACTGTGCAGATGCAAGAGTGCGCTGGCAATATACAAGGATTTTTTGAATCGCCGATTCCTTTTGTTCTGGTACAGATAAAGGTTGCCAAGGAACTGATTCGTACGATGCAACCTTCTTTACCGGGAACAACTCCAATAGTTTTGACTCATCAATTACAGGAAGTTCTCCCGGACTCCCGGAGAGTGTTTGATACGGCAACCCAGAAACTGCATGTATTGACGGAGGAGATACAACCTGTCCTGATGCCTTCAATTCTCCAACATGTTCCTCATCGCAGAAAATATCCCTGCTTTTTGTGGGAACATCACAAAGGAAATGATAATGTCTCCCTTGTCCGTTTTGACGACCTGTTTTGACGACCCAACAGTTCAATCTATCCAGAGACTTTACAAGAGGAGATACTTTATCAAGATCAGCACACATGTGATAAAGAGGGACAGATTGTTTATTTACAGAATCGAGTGATGTAGTCAGGATCACCTTATCTCCACAGATGACTCCAACATTATCCTGTGGGCTAAACAGGCTTGTCTGTTCTTCTCCTGAATATCTTCGTTCTTGAGTCTGCCAAGCATTTCCTTTGGGCCTTTTGCTCTTGGGATGCAGAGGGATAGGATGCAATCCTGCAGAATACAACTGCTGGATACTACGTCTAAGGTTTTCAGAGTACATTTTTTTTCGTTTGTTGAAAGTGAGTTGGAAGTGAGTCGGAACTGAGTCGGAACTGAGTCGGAACTGAGTTGGAACTGAGTTGGAACTGAGTTGGAACTGTGTCCCAGAATGACTTAGTTTATTCTGGAACGATCTTCAATAGCAGACTTGATTTCTGTGAAGTGTTCTTCCGGGGGTTCATGTTGGTCTTTTTGATTTTCTAAGCATTCAATCTTCCCTCCTTTCTTTAAAAAGATTTTAATAGCGTCCTCAACCTCGGTTTGTGTTGGGGGTTTAACTTTATCTCTCTTTGCTCCAGTTGAGTCAAAGTATTTGTCAAATCTTTTCATAATTCATACCTCCTTTGGATATTTTTCTAAACAGTTGTACAAAGCAATAAGTGCAGCATCTGCACGTCCGTGGTGCTTCTTTAATTTGAACAAATCGGTTTGTTCAGGAAACAACTCCAAGGCTCGTAGCCGGGATGATTCTTTCCCTTTCTGGACTTTCATTTCCCGTTTCCAAACTGATGGAGTAACTAATTCAACAGGTAATCTTAATCCCCCCAGCACACCCTTAATAATTCCGTAGGCTTCCCCGAATCGAAACATGCTTGTTACTCCCTGACCCGGCATTGCACCAACTTGTTCGATCAATACAGATGATCCTCTAATCAACTGAAACGGGGACCACTCCTTCATGTCAAGTATTTCAGCACACAAGTAAGGACTGATGACTTTCTTCTTCCCTACTAGGACTGTGGGCATATCCCAAACACGAACACAAGGTTTCCCCTTGTCATTAAAGAAGACTCTAGCAATTGCTCCTGTAATCCCGGGATCAATCCCCCATGCACAAGGTGACGTGCCAGCAGGAGGAAATGCAATATATTCATTCATAGTGAACTTGTTAGTTTGGGTTTCGCGAGTTCCCACTCTTCCGGAGTATTGACAGGCAGGAATCTATCAAAATTATTCGTGACAATCAAATCCTGATCAGAATCCAAACCTCGATCTGTTCTCCCGCCGATATGCAATTTGTCGGCAATAGTTTGCGCCAAGAATTTTCCAACATAAAGTGAACCCTCTCCTCCCGGGGGGTCAATGCCATACACCAACCAAAACGGCAGGTCTGAAGCGTACGCAGCATTTTTTAGTGAAACCCACTTCTTGAAGGAAAGAATAAAACCATGTTTTTCGGCATGAGCAATACTTTTATTGTATCCCTTGAATTCAGCCCATGCTATCGGACACATGTCGTAGGTGTACTGATTGTCATTATGTCTTGACACTGATACAATCCAATCGATTCTCGCATAATCCTGTTCTCGTTTCCTGATATCTAGCCCTGACAGTTTGGAAAGAAGCAATTTTGCTCTTGCTTCTCTCAATACGTCTGCTTGAGTTTCAAGTTTCATATCTGATTCCTAGATATTTTGTTATGCAGTCACTGCAACTACCACAACAGCAGTTGCAGTGGTTTGATCATGCTTCTGTATTCCAAGGCAAAGTGTCAGGAACATTTTGCCCCCCAACCTCGATTTCAGGAACGCGATCTCTCGGCACCTGTTGTGCGGACACAGAAGGTTGTGCGTTCTGTAGACCGCTACGTTGTTGAGTCGTGAGAAACTCCGTTTTCGGAGGCGGAACATGTCGCATTGCGGATTCCGACAGTTCAATCCCTTGCGGATACCATCGGCGAACTTCATTGCTAGCCGGATAATCATCTCCAGTATACGCATCATGCCGGGCAGGTTTGAGCCGCAAGTGTGCAATACACTTGTTCCCGACTAAAACACTGCAGTCATCCCAATCGGGTTTCCCGACTGCAACACTAAGTGTCTTGAGTTGAGAACGAGAAATCGCTTCTGCTTTCGCACTTGACGGGCAAATGACATTGAGTCCTACCATCGTCTGAACTCCGTCCAAATCGCCTTCTAATGCTCTCATTCCGACAACAAGACGCTTCCCCCCTTTCGCGGTGTCCTTCAATTCGCAGGACACAATTTCAACCAGATGCTTCCCGTCTGGCAATGCTGCCCATGTGGGCAGTTCATCGACCTCTGAACTTCTAAATTTAAAATCAGACATTTTTCCTTTCATGTCTAAAAAGATTGAGTTGGGGGATTCTTACACTTGAATGAAACTTTGGTGTCAAGCAATGTTTCACCAAGCAACCGACATTCGCCAGCACCCCGAAATAAAAACAAAGAAGTAAAAACCTACACTCACCTGTGACAATGAGATAGGGGGAAACCTACTTTGCAAATATCCCATCTGGCTTATCTGTTGACCTGAATCCTCTCTAAGGCGGATTGCTAGGAAAACCCGAAACAAAGAGTAGGAGGTCTTGCGGTACTCAAAGCAATCCCCCAACGGGAACGTGTTAAACAATTTATTTAATGCTGGAATCAATAGATGAAACAAACTCCTCATAGGAGGCATCAATCTCTTCCGGCAATCCCAAGCGATTCCCAGCAAGATAAGCTGGCTTGTGAGTTAACGACAATACTCGCTGATCCGAACCCAATGCCCGGACCTGCTTCTTCCATCCTTCTTGAGTTTCCTGCACGTCAGTTTTAAAGTGCAGGTAGCCGATGACATCAAGCCACTCACTGATTAGTGCGGTTGATTTATCATTCAGCTTGAACGACCAACTATCATAAGTTGGGTAAATCGGGTCTTCTATACGTTTGATTGCACTGTGACAAATCAATACCACGGACATTCCTTTTATACTGACAAGGTAATCCAATTTCTCCAGTAGTTTCATCCAACGTGCTTGTGCGTAACCACGCCCCTTCCCCCACTGAATTTCGTTGATTGTGGTGACCCCGTTGCTTTTACACACATCTTCTTCTATCTTTGATTCCAGCCAATCGGCAGAATCTAAAACGAAGGTTTGATATGTATGCTCATCAGAGCAAATACTGTCAAGGTCTGACATCACTTTCGCAAAGGGTTTATCCCACCACGGGATCACATCTATTCCTTGTGTAAGGAATCTCGCGCCATTCTCCAAATCACCTAACAGAGGGCTAGGGAATGTTGCCGCGAAAGTCGTTTTCCCGACTTTCTCTCGTCCATGTACTCCTATTTTTAGGGCGGGATTTTTTGTCCGCGCCCCTCCGCTTTTAACAACTTCAGTATTCATTCTTCTCCTTAGTTGACAGTTGGATTTGACATTTCTTCGCCTTCCTTGAGTTTAATTTCGTCACGGATTTCATCCACGACTTTCTGGACAACCACATTAATCTTCTCATAATCATTCACTTGTCGATTATAAACATCGACAGCAAGCCACCCCTTGAGAATATCGTTATCAGGCAGCATTAATTCAGGATCACCCTTGTCAGGATCAAATTGCACACATTGAATCTTGTCTCCCAAGATTGATCCAAACCCCATCACCCCATATACAATTTGGCGCAATGCTTCTTGCTCATCTTCTCCGGTCACCAAGAAAAGAGTTGCGTACACTTTTCTCCCTGCAGGGAGACTGACTGAATCCCTTTTATCATTGTTCTTCTTTGGCATATAAATCCTTTAGAGTTTCTAGTTTTCGATCATGTTCAGTGAAACACCTCTCATAAAAAGAACAGTACTTCATTGAACACAAGTTTGACAGTCTGTTAAGAGGAAAATAATTCGCCTCTATCCCAAACTGCAAGTTCAGCAGCATCTGATATACAGTTGTGATATCTGATGTTTTAATCTGAAGTGGGAGGTAATCAATTGCTGGCTTTTTAGTTTTCACAAAAGAATGAATCTCAACTTTAGGAAGATAATCGAGATTGTGATCCTGTTGTTCTGCAAGAGCATATAAACTTGTTTGAAGCTTATATGCCGATGGTTGCCACGGTTTGGTTTTCACGCATTTGAGATCAACCACAACACGCTGATCCGTTTCCTTATTAACTGCAATCAGGTCTGAATACCCGATAATCGGGGCATTCAATCCATGTAAGTTGAAGTTATATTTTGCCTGTACTTTTACCGGCTTCAGATGACGATGCGTTTCACAAGTTGGATCACAATACTTGGCAACAAGAGGACGAACTCGCTCATAATCCTTCTCAAATATCTCCTCTTCCTCAACAGTCCAGTCCTTGCAGTGACGGTCCCTTGTATGCTGGACAAAGGCAGAAAATTCATCCTCGTATTCTGTGGGATTTTTTGATGCCCCGTTTATAAGGTCTGCGAAGAATCCAGATTCCCCCATGACGATTTCATCTGCAGCAATACCCATGAGAAGACCAACTCCTGATTTTTCAGGCAAACCAAAAACCTTGGAGTATTGATATTGCATTCCGCAATTCAAATACTTCTTAGCTTGTGACCAAGAGTAATTCTTAGGCTTGTACTGCGGGGGCATGTTTCACCTTTCTTTCTATCAGTATTCGTTGAGCTTCTCTTAAAACGTAAGAGTTCTTCCGGTATCCTTTGACAACATCGATAGCATGTTGCCGGGAGTATCCTGTTTCAGTCGCAAGTTGCGCCAGCGCACCGTAGTACCCCTTCAACTCGCTATGTAGGGAGAGGGCATCCATGCCCATGATTTGACTCCATGTCTAGTGATTGAGTGCCAAGTGCTGCACTTGTCAGGTGCAGTCTGCTGACACTGTAGAATCAGCTTATCGCATCTCTTGAGGCTTGTCAACCCCTAAATGCATTTTTTTTTATTTTTCCCTGCGATTCGCAGAACGAGGGACCACCTGAAGGTTGCGGGGAGCGTTGTTGCGGGGGTTCCCGTCCTTGTGGTGAACGTCAGTAGTTCCCCCTTTTTTTACCCTGCCCTTCCTCAAAGCTTCTCTCCGCGCCTTGTTACGGGATGCTCGGTCAAGCTTAGATTTTGCACTTGCATGATCTCGCTTGTACTCTTTTTTGTAATCTCTAGGCATCGTACGATTCTTTTGCACTAATCAGTTTCAGGGAGTTGTGAATTTTCCTTACTTGCTCGGCGACTTTCCCTGCGAAGATCGTTCCCCTTCTCCTTCCACCACTTCTTCATATATAAGCGTTGCCTCTCCTTTTGTTCAGGAGTATACGGTTTCCTTTTATATGTTTCCCAATATTTCTTGCCGTATGCTTTCTTCCGCTCCAGAATCTCCTCTTCTGTTTTAAGAGGCTTACCGTTTAAGAAATGCGTCCGTCTCATATTTATTTGTAGAAAATGTGATTATCTATTCTCATTACACGTTTTTTTTCAAAACTCCACTTTGGAGTAACATATAACGCATGATAATATGTTGCGCCGTCTGTGATATCCGGCATCCACCGTTCAGTAAACAATAACCACTCGCTCAGTTTTGTTAAATCCCTGAAAGAATCAATATTAAGAGGATCGTCACTCCTGCCATCGCAATACCAACTAAACTGACACCTATTAAGATAAGGGATTCCTCTTGCATTGTGCCTCCCCTGATAAATAACCTCACATACTGTATCAGGAAATAGCTTAGAGTATTTCCTATTAAAAACAACAAACCCAACTGCTATCTTACCAGCAGTGCTTTCTTGTCGAGCCTCAAAATACAGATTTTTTGCGAGGCAATCCACCTCCCGTGGGTCAATTAAATTTCTGACGGCATTCCCTACTGTAGCGCAACTGACGACAAGGATTGCCGTAAAAATAAATAATGCGCGGATACACAAGTCTCATTATAGGTTTACTACTTTCCTCGTAGCCGCAGTATATTCGCGTAATTTAAGTTGCTCATCTTTAACCCGATTCATGAGTTCAGATCGTCTATCTGATATTTCATCAAGAGTTTTTCCGCGTTGGGACATATTCCTGATCTCGATTCTCATGTCTCTTTGAGCATCTCTAAGATTTCGGCGCATATTAAACAAGCTATCCTTCCTTGCTTGCTTCGGTTCAAATCCATAAATGTTGATCCCGCCGAACCTCAACCATGATTGTTTAATTGTATCTTTGGGTAACCCCCTGTTATTTAATTCACCCCTAGCAGAACCCCACAACTTCCTGATTCCACCTTGCAGTCGTTGCTGATCAGAATGCAACATTAAATCCGGTAAACCTGCCCATAGTGTTGGCATTGACAAATTATAGGCATACAACCCGGCACTCAAAACCTGATCTCCTGCACTATCTCGCTCATTCCAAATAGGTCGCCTAGTAAACGGGTCCACCCCAGTTAAAGTGGCACTGATTGTAGAGGGAACAGGACCAGTCATCAAGCCTAATGTTCCAAAAATGTTTTTAACGCTAGGTGTTTTTGTTTCAACGTCAGGAGTAATATCAATCAACCTGCTTAGGTTAACAGGAGACATCTCCTGCAGTAAAGCAGAGAACATCCCCCAAGGCATCAAGTAACTACCGTCAACCCACTGCACCCGACCATGTTCGTCTTTCCAAGGCAATACATAAACATGCGGCTTGTTCCTCAACCACTCAGGAAGTGACTTTTTTAATGCTTCATACTCGTCATCATCTAAATCCAATGCGGATTTTGCTGCGTATTGCATTCCAGACCCAAGAAGGAAATACGGTGCAAGCTTCCACGGACGTGATCTCATTGTCTCAATCAACACCGGAAGCGTTTTATAATAGAATGTCAAAAACGGTGCGCCAAGTGCTGCACGTCTTACTTTTCTAGCCCACCCCGGTAGCAACGAATAATCAAAAAGATATTTTTGGGCGCGGATTACAGCATCTTCTTCAGATAATTTAAGGCGATTAACCCCATCAATTATCATCATTGTTTTGCCAAGTGCTTCCATCAATTCGTAAGTCTTAGAGGTTGCTTCTTTAACCCCTTCAAACCCCCTTCTCAATGCTCCTAAAGTCCCCGGCAACCAACTCACCTTGCCCTTATCAAGCCTTCTTTTTAATTCAGTAAATTCCTTTTCGATTTTCCCCAACTCGTTTGCGCTAAAGCTTGACCCCTTTAATCCATAACGCTTTGCGATCCTGTAGTGTTCCCCGTCCGTAGAAAGTTCCCGTACTGCTTTCACAAGCAATCCGGGCAATGAGGCACCGGGGACTCCCCCCAGATGCATCAATATCATATTTGATGTAAAGTTTCTGACGTGTGAGGGCGGGAAATTCCCTGCAACTTTACTCCACTTCCAAAGTTGCCCGGCACGTTCAACGTATCCTCCCTCTCCAAAAACCTCGTCAATTAAATCCGGGTTTTCGTTTTGAACTATTTTTTGTGAACCAACAATATCGTCATATATTTCTCGCCGCACTATCATACCTCTAAGGCGACCAAATCTCTTTGTGTTTGGCATTTTACGCCAATATCTCTGATCGTAGTCCTCTTTTTTATGCTCTTCGCCAACGGTGTCCATACGCTGGGTTAACTTGCTCCCAATGTCCCGGGCTTGCCCGTCAAGCGTAGGCAGGATATCCTTCCTGATTCGTGCAGCTTCATTTACGAGATACTCTCCGGAAACTTTTCTTGGCGTTAAAAGTTTGTAAGAATCTTTTAGATTAGCTAAATCCCTTCGTAATACTTCCTTTAAATCCTTGTCTTTAGTCCCGGTAATTTGGGATTGAACAAATCTTATCCTTTCTTTTAATGAATTCCTACGATCTTCAATTGACGGGTCCAACTCAAAGAGTTTCATTACCGCATCTGAATCGACCCCCGGCATATTTCTGATTATGTTTTGAACCTCTTTCAGTGTATCGAACTCTACTACACTTTCTTGGTATGCCCACTTTGGGTTTTGTGCGAGGTCGCTATACCAATTCATTAATGCAATGTCTCGCCCGGGAATCATTAGTGCGCGACCAACAAGGTAATCCGGATCTTTTATTTCTCGTAACAAGAGTTCCCGTACTGCTTTCGGGATATCTCTCCGGTGTTTTAAGTAGTCTAGTTGTGAAGTTGACGGTCTTCCTCCCCCCTGCAAGGCTTTTACAGTTTCATCCTTTAATAAGTGAGTTAAATAGATTCTGGGGAGATATTGCCCCTTCAACTTTGTTAATGTCGATTGCGGGAGCATCCCTAAATCTGCCAAGTCTTCTCCGATTCTTATTATTTTCTCTTTTGCGTCTATAGCATTCTTTCTTTCAGTATCATCTGGAATCATTGCTGGATCAGCACCCTTTGTGGTTAAGAACTCATAAATCTCCTTGGTGTATCTTGCGTCCTTGAATGCTTTGTAAAATCTCTCGCCCATCTCGGTCATTTCTGCGACTTTTCCTAATGCCCGATATCTTCCAATTAAATACTTATCTTCTTCTTCTAGATTTCCAAGATGTTTCCCCTTCAAATAATTCATTACATTTGTAGCCCATCTGCCAAACGCAGTTTCCGGTTCTCCTGATTTTGCCTTTAATGACCGCATCGTACGATCCACAGAAGGAAATTCAGATGAGTGGAGTGGCTTATTCTCTCTTGATCTTAATATTGTGTTTTGAAGTCTTCCTGTTGGTTCTTTGGCCTTTTTCCCGGCAATATCATTGATTACAAAATTTGTGATTTCCTTTTTGTATGTCCCACGCATAAATTCCGGGATTGCGTCATGCAACTTCGTAAGTTGCTTTTTTGCTTCCTTTGACAACCCCAGCTTCAGAACATTATAAGGAGGTAATTCTCGGTCATTTGCATATTCGGAGTCCAGATATGATTCAGTTATTTCTGAAAAGGATCGTTGCCAATTTCGTAGAGAATCCCAAGAAACATTTTCCCCTGTTTTATGGTTATACTCTTCAACAATATTTCTTAATTTAGGAACTGTTAACTCTTTTCTTTGCAGTACAATCAAACCCGCGTCCCAATTTTTTCTTCGCAAGAACAATTTGTACCCATAATCTCTCCCAATTTGTTGTGCTGCAAATTTATAAACAGAGATACGAGAATCTCTTTTTAAATCATTTAGTCTTAATTCCTTTCTACTTCCACTCAAAATAAAACTAGGATCAAATGCAGATAATTTTATAACATCTGGATTTTTTTGTTCTACTAGTCTTCCAAGAAATTGTTTAACCCCGTTGGCGATCCTGTGAATGTGTTTTCCTTCTCCTATAATATCCGGCCCGTTTCTTTCAGAATTAAAATTAATATTCCAAACATTCATTGGGTCATAAATATTTAACCCTGCCCGTGTCCCCGCATCTTCTAATTCCTTAGAATCAAGGACACCTCCAGCTAGCGGGGTGCTAATAAAGGCATTAGAATCGATATGTATTTTGTCCCCATCGGGTGTTTTAAAACTCTGACTTAATTTATTTTCTGTGTCTGATTCAGTATCAAGCCTCGTCAGCGGCAAGTTGCGGCGAACAGACCTAAGTATTGCAAGGTCTTCATTCGCATTATTTTGCTGTCTTCCTTCACGTCTCGCACGATTGAAAATATCGGATAAATCTTCTTTAAATTCAACTTCAAAATTTGATTGACTTACTGGAACCAATCCTCTGCCTTCTTCTTCTTGAATATTTAAAAACAACGTCTCTAGAGGAGTCCAACCGTCCGGTTCCTGAAGTAGTGAATTTTCAGGGTCGCGCATTCCTTGTTCAGCCCCTGCAGCTCGCTCCATTTTTGGCGACCACAACATCGCAAATATTTTATTCCCAATGACTTGTGACGCAAAAGCTTCTCCGTCATACATTGCCCGTAACAAATTTGATTCGTTCTTAGATAAGTAAGCATAAAATTCTTTTGTGGATTGATATAATGATGCAGCAATTACATCTTTTATTGTCTCCAGTCTGGAAAGGCTTGCTGTTCTAAGAGAACGACTACTTCTGGGGGAATAAAAATTAACTGCTCCAATAAAACTAAGACCTTCGGATCGTTCTTCGGGCGTTGAATTAGAAAAGTCTAAATTAATAGTTGAGGACGGAATCGATCTCAACGCATCAGCTTCTTGCGCCCTCATTTTGTTTTTAAAAATGTTTTCTATAACAAAATTAAAGTACCTGTGGCGCAACCACAATCCCCTCCCTATTATAGGATTTGTGTGCCAAGTAGAAGATTCGCTTGGTCCTCTAATTCTTTCGGCACTCATGATACTGGTGATTAGTTCTTTATCCGCATCGATGCCTTGTGTAAATCTTCGTCTATTTGCATAGTTTTGATCAGATTCGTTTAGTTGTCTGAACGCATGAATTACAGTATTCCATGTGTGTGGACCTAATGTTTCAACTCCTCTTCTTATTTCTGAAGGAAGACGACTTTGATTGCGCTGAAGGAGCGAGCTTTCAGTAACTCCTGTGAGGAAGTCGGAGTCGTGGGGGCGTGTGGCGGCGTGTGAAAGGAGTTCGCCGTCTCCCTGCGCCCTTAACCCAGAAAGTTCTCGTTCTTCATGGGTTCCCCCTCTTGTAAAAATTTCGCTTCCAGTATTATCCTCTAAATAATTGACCATATACATATGATCGTCTTCGCTCATGTTTGTGTAGTCACTGAATGCTATAATTTCTGTTCTATCTAATCTCTCATAAAAGTTATTCTCCCCACCGCTCCCACTAGTGCTTCTTCCAACAACATTGCCAATTCTTACTGGAACAGCGAATGTTCTCGCTATATGATCATCTTGGACTGATTCTAAGGCATGTGTTGTCTCTTCAAGATCCTGTTCCAGATCAAGTTCTTCTTCCGTGAGGTCATCGGGCGTAAATTCTACTTCTTCCAGTTCAAGTGTATCATCTCCCAAATCAATCAGTATGCCTTCCGCTGAGTCCGGGATTCTTTCTGCCCAAGAAAGATCAATCCCATTAATTTCGTCTCCATGTAATTCAACTATTTCAAGTAGAGTTTTAACTCTATTATCATCAAATCCAAGTTCGCGATATCTAGCCAACATTGCATTTAATGCGTCAATACGTTCCTGAAGGTTTTCTTCTAAATTAGTTTGTGACCCATATTCAGACCCCTCTGGAATCTGGGAGATAAATGCTGGAGACGAAAAACCCCACCAGTCTTGTGCCCACGGAATAAATTCTTTTGCTATCGGGTCATACATTCGCGGGGATTCCAAATCTGAAATTGCAAAATTTATCACAGATTCCAAAGTTTCCGGGTCTACTTGACTTGCTCCCTCTGAAATTGTTAATTCTTCTGCTGCCCGTAAAGATGAAATGTTCCATGAGACTTTTGACAATCTTTCTCTATATGCATCAATAAGTGTAGATGTGAAGTGTAGTGACGACTGCGGGTCTTGATCTCGTATGGTTTCTTCTTCAAATGATGTAAGCGGTTTTTCTATTTCAAGATCATCTCCTTGTAACATCTTAACCCACGATACATCATCAGGGTCAGCACTTGCTAGCATATCATTAAGGTATTTAAAAATAGGATTGTTGCTATTTTCCTTGACTTGGTCATAAGCATTATTCCAATCATCTGCTATTTCTTGCTGTGTTATACGGGCAAATGAGGGTGTAACCAAACCAGCATCATCAACGTGCGTTACAAACTTATCAGATTCAGGATCGAAAGCTACAAGGGCTTCACGATTAGGGTCTTGGCGTATGTCTGTTGCTCTTTGATGTGCGGTTCTTGACAATCCTTTAAAATCTCCGTGTTTTGCGAATTGTATAGCAAACCATAAATTAATTAAAAATTCGGGACTTTGTGAGATATTCGGAGAGAGTCGTCTAATTCTTGCAAAAGTATTGCGGGCATCACTCCTAAATTGCAACATCTGCATGTACCCTTCAGAAGAATGTCGCAAAGAGTCATGAGGGGCTAATGTTTCAAAAGTATCAAAATTCTCTGTAAGAGGAGGTGTTTTAAAATAAGGCATTAACTTCCGAATAAACTCTTGTTGCTTAGGCAGTATTATTCTATTAGCTGAAGACCTACGAGCCTCCTGTTCTTCTGCTATTGCTTCTTCTCCCATCCTTGCTGCAGTTGTGAACCGCATTCTGTTTCTGCCGTCTATAATCTCTCTCTGTAAATCAGGACGTGCAGTTGCAAGAATTTCTGCATCTGATTCTGTAATACGATAAGAATTTGAATCTGCGATAAGAAAATCTCGTATATTCTCAATTATAGCCCTTTTCCTAGCAATTACTGCGTCTTCTTGTCTATAAGGATATCTTGTGCTTGCTGACTCTAATGTCTCTGGTTGTGGTTGAAATTCCCCCCTAAGATTTTGGTTTAATCTTTCCCTTGCCTCCTCGGAACTATCCTCCAAACTTGTAGGTTGCACTCTGTGGGGAGAACTTATGTCGTAAATAGAACTTTCTGGGGGCAAGCCTAATAATAGACTTGTGTCATAGTGTAATACTCCTAACAACTGATCATATGATATGTTTTCGCTTATCTCCCTCAGTATCAGTGAAAAGTGTGACGAGGATGAGAGGCCGCGTTGGTGCCGCGAAAGGCCACCTTGTACCCTAGATATTTTATCTATTACCTGAATAGTCTCCTCTATAGGAGCGGAGAAAATAGGTGATACGAGGTTGGGGTTGTTGTCAATAATTTCTTGATCTGTTTTTGCAGTTAAAAAATCAATAAAAGAATCTAGTGTTAACGGTTGCCCTAATTTTGGTTTGTAATGTGATGTATTAGATTTTTGTAACAGACTGCTCCATCCCTCCTCCCCTCCCAACGAATCCCAATCATCGCTAAGCCACTCCTCATTCAAAGCCTCAGGCCTCATAAAGGCGATTTTACCAAGTACCTTTCCTTCAATATCTTCAGAGAAATCTAATAGAAGAAATCTATCTTTTTCTCCATCATATTGTATGGTTCTTGAGCCGTATGTAGTGGCTGGAATATCTAAAAAATCTTCAGTTTCATATACAGCATCTGCGTTTAAAGCCGCATTAACATCAACAACTCCGTTTAATTCTCCTAAATTTTGAAGGTTTCTAACAAAAGAGTGAATTTCAACTAAATGATCGTTTCTATTAAAATCTGGGAGGTCTGAGCTATCTATTATCTTCTTAGCCATCCCCCAACCAGATGTTGGAGATCCATCATTATTAATATAATCCCTGAAAATAGTGTAAGTCGCTTTAGGAAACCCATGTTCTTTTATCCAATTATAAAGAACATCTGCGGAGGTTTGTGGTCTTCCTTGTATGTTTTTAACCTCGCTAGTCCTCCCAAAAACCGCCATGAGTGTTAACAATTGATGCGCGTTTTCAGAGTCTTTATTCACCTGATGTCGCGATGCTATAAGTGACATATCATTCTGAAAACTATTTAAATATCGGGCCATTGCAATAAGATCATTATGTAACCTATGAGCATTAAAATTATCTGCGCCTTTGTCACGGGGTCCATATTCCTCTTTTTTCTCTTCAATTTCTTTACCAATTTCGTTAATCCTCAAAACGCCATCTTTGAATGAAGGGGCAGAATCCAAAATGTCATTAAAAAAGTATTTAAATATATTTTCTGTCGTAATAGGAGTCCCAAGTGGAAGTTCGGCTTGTCGCGAAAAATCCCTAAAAATAGCAAAGGGATCATGCGAGGGGCTGTAGGCTCTGCGCTCATCTAATTTTTCAATATTAGTTCCTAACTGAGCAAGTTCAGTTATTTCTAAATTAGAGAATGCCTTGTAATTAGGATGATTAGGTACAAAAATATTTAATACTTTTGAGTTGTTAAGATAATACTCCTCTTCTGTATCCCAAAGTTTCTGCATAAAGAAATTTTTTGAATAATCACTTCCCAAACTATAAACCCCATACCCATATACCTCTCCTATTTGACTCATGTGATTAGAATACAACCTCACTCTTGATCTTTCTTGAGCAGAAAACTGTAAAAATGCAGGTTTTGCTGTTTCTATAAATGCAATTAAAGCATTATTCATCGCACTCCAAGCAGGTCTATTCACTTGAGCATTTACTCTATTATCGCCTCGGTGGTCAGAAATTTCGTGGTTTAAAATATCAAATGAATCATCAATCTTAAAAACAACATTCCACGCATCATGCATTCTTTTAAAACTAAACCCCCGTTCTAATACTTTTATCACTTCTCTTTGAAAATTATTAGTAGGATTGTCTCGCCACGGAGGATTGTCAGATTGCCGTAATTCAAAAACCTCCTCGTTTGTAGGAACTCCAGAAACCTCGCTAGATTCGCTTTGTAACGTACGCATCATATCCCGCATTGGGTCCATATGAGAGTAATTTGCTTCAAAATGAAAATCATGTTTTCCTCCAACTATGTCCAAAATTCGTGCATATACGTCAAAGCTAAATTTGTCGGGAGTATCAACAATAGTAAAATCTTCTACTCTGTCATGCAATCTGTGTAAACTGTACTTTTTCCCTGTGGACGTAAAATACTTTTTTTCTTCTTCAGGACGACCGCTCCACCTGACCCGTCTCAAATGCTTTATTCGATTTGAAGCAGAACGTAACAAAGATTGTAAATCATCATTGATCTCGTCAACCTCTTTTGAATTAAGTGGTCTGCTGTCTCCCGGGACAGACTTTAAAGTCCTCAAAGGTTTATATGACCTAAGCAAATCTCCAGATTTCTGGGGGGTCAAGTTCCAAACACTTTTAATCTTTTTACTATCATATACAATAACTTGTTGTATATCTGGGACTTCTTCCTTGAGTGCTGGATTATAGATAGGTTCCTTTAATCCGCGATTTTCTGATCCGTATTCGATGATCCCATCAAACCCGGCACGTTGTACAATTGAACTGATATCTGCATTATATGCCGAAAAAAGTTCAATCATATCGCCTAACGATACAATCTGTTTGTTAAGTAATCCTTTATCGAAAGGCAGTAACGCTGGTAAAGGTTTCCACTTTTCCTTAAAGACTGCTTGTGTGTCTGCGAGTCCTAAGTCTACACCGATATTTTTTGCCGCAACTATTAACTTCAAAGCATCTGTTCCCGAAATTTCTGTTCCAATAGCCGGTTTAATGCTAGCAGTTGCGCGTGTGCGGATCAGGGGGTGTCTAGACTGCACTTCAAGAGGGTTCTGTATTGAAACATAAGCCGGGATAATAAAGCCACCTTCACCACTAGGGTTCCAATCAGTAGTAGCATAACTTTCTGCCACGTTTAAATTAGAGGTAAAATAAAATCCGTGTCCTAGAATACCTCCTGTATTTAATCCGGTTCCCACAGCCCCCGCAAGACCTTGAGTGCTACGTCCTCTGAATTTGTTTTTAAACCCTTTCCCCTCCCACTCAAATGTTCCGTGGAACAACATTATAGGCTTATTGTAATTCGGGGATTTTTTGTCCGTGTTAACTAAACGACTGCCTCGGTAAAATTTCCTGAATTTGGGGGTTTTGGTTTGCATGTAAAGTGCTGTCGCAGGATTTATTTTCTTTTCTTCTCCTGTTAATCTGTCTGAACCTGTGACAGGTTCGGAAGAGAATACTCTTAAATCCGCAATGTAATTTTCGTGATCAATAGTGTTGTTTTCTCCGATTTCATTAGCAAATGTATCCCCTCCGTCACTTAATGTTTTATTGATTAAATCATGCACATATTTCAATCGCTGAGAAGCTTTCTCTTCCGTAAAAAGAGAATCGTAATCTGAATCTGCCTTCTCCCAGAAACCCGGAGGGGCATCAGGCAAATCAAGCGCACCCTCCTCTACTGGTTCTCTTCCAAGTGGCTTTTGTGATCGTTGATCAAAGATTTTCTTCCAAGAAAGTTTTGATGACGGAGCAATACTAATACCCTCCCCCTCTGTTCCGGGGCGATGCTCAATTACTTCCCCTTTGTAAATTGCAACAATATCTTTTGACGGTATTGGTATTGATACTCCAACTTCATGTTCTCCAACACCTTCGACATGTCTTGTATACTTTGTATCAGGGGCATTTATTGCGACAACGTACGCTGGTTTTTCAAAAGATGCCTTAAATTGTGAAGGAGCAAACCTGTCCGCATAAGCTTCTGCCGATTGTATGCTTGTTGAATAATAGGTGAGTCCTGCCTGTTCTCCGATGTTATATGATCCTGCTGATTTAACTTCTCCTGTTTTGACAAATTCTTGGTATTCTCCATCACTCATTCCTCTATAAAGTAAACCTTCTTCACTTTCATCTGGAATTGTGAAATCAATGCCGCTTTCAAACTGAGGAACTTCTTTTGTTCCTAAAACCTCTCCTGTGTCCCCCTTTAACTCTTCAGTCTTAACTTCGCTGACGTAGCTTGGATCATAAAGCCCTTCATCTCCATACCAATTGCGTTTAAACTTCTGTGGAGCAGACCGCAATAAATCCAATCCCTCTTCAGGTTCAACATTCCACTGCGATTTTAAGTTTTGAGGCAATACAAGTGCAATATGATCATTTCCCTGAGATGATGATCCTTCAAAAATAGCCCCATCATAACCCTGATCCAATATGCCTTGAAAAAAGTAAGCATCTCTCCACATATGTTGTGCTATTCTATAAATTACGTCATGTGGATATCTCCTGTCCTGTTTACTAGGGGGACTAAGAAAGGCATTAGAATAGGCTACATCCTCCTCATCCATAGGACGGACTCCGAATTTTTGTTCGGCCCAATCGTTATAAGCTTTTGCTGTGAATACAAAAGGTTTTCTTATTCTTGCATAAAGCGGCAATACTACTCCTCTCTTCGTTCTGCCTCCATAACCGCTTGCTAGCCTTTTTGAAGTTGTTACATAAATAAACGGTTCCCTTCGTTCTCGCGCCCCCAAATGCTCACTGCCTCGCTCATCACTTAAAGGAGGTTCTACTCTTGAGCGATCTTTCTCTTTAAATCCTACTCCTTCAAATCCACCTTTAGCACCATGATATACCATCAAAGGCTCGTTAGGATTACCTCCCATCAAATCAGCAGTTAATTTATTCCCTCGGAAAAACTTTCTGAATTCTGGGGTCCGCGCAGCAGACCTTAAAATTGCTTCTTGTTCCTGAACTGTTGGTCCTATAGACCTTAATAAATTCTCCTCTGCTTGTCTTGAAAGGTCTAAAACCCGTTTAACCTCAGGAGTAGGGGGAACAGATTCCTGCGCTGCTTGACCCTCTGCTTCAGCAGGAGCGTCTTGTAAGATAAATATTCCCTCTAAATCTCCGTTATAAAGATGCTCTACATTTTGGGGATAACTAAATTCGTCTGCCATCCGTTGATTAATTCTCGTATACAACCGATTAATTGCAGGAACTTTTCCTTCTACAGAATCTTCTGTTTCTTCTTTTCCTGTATATATTAGTTGTTGGGGGCGCACGTCTCCCAAGAATTCTTTCAAGAATGAAACAACTTGGGACATTATTTCTTTTTCGCTTCCCTCCTTTGTGCGTAAATACGAAATCTTCCCTGAACGCGGATTTAGCTTACCAAAATCAAATACATATGCATTTTCATTGTTAGGGTCTATATTTGCAGCATCAATTTTACTTTTAAATTCAGGATCAACCTCATACAAAGGTTTGCTTTCTGTTGCTACTCCTGTTTTATCATCGAATGCAGTAAACGTAGATGCCCCTCCAACAGTATCACTAGTTGCCTTTGCGCGGAAGGCTCGTATCTGAAATGTTCTGTCTTTTTTTCTCCCCTTTGTTGGAGGTAGATTGAATTCCCATCTCCACTCTTTTCCTGTGGCGTGACGAAATTTCTTTATGTCGCGATACCCTTCTGGCAACTTGCTGTCTAACGAATGTAATATTGTGTTCCCATCAGCGTCAGTCGTTTCCTTTGTTACTGTTTGATCTGACGGGTCACTTTCCAAAATAAAATCGTCCTGATCCTCAAATGAAATAACAGGTCGCCTTCCTAATACATTTTGACCCATATTCTTTAGCTTTAATGCCAACATGATATGACGTATTTGTCGGTCATCTAAACGCCCCTTGTTGACCCCATCTCTTCCAATTGCTGCTTTAAACGATGCAACTAAAGAGTCTAAGAATTTATTCTCTAAAGACCCTTGAGAAAATCTGTTTTCTCCAGTGTCTATACTTTCATATAAGTTTCCTTCTTCATCTAAATTAAAAACATTTCCTTCCCTGAATTTCTGGACAATAAACTCCTCTGCAGCACCAAATCTGTTGTCTTCCAAACCGACTTCTGATACATATGCATTGAAAACAGGGTCGTCCTGATAAGAGTCCAAGAAAGCATTGATGAAACGATTATATCCCTTGCCATCTGTAGATGCATCATTCAATCCTTCAATTAATCCCTTGTGTCCTAATGCTTCATGCCACAAAACTTCAACTAATCGATCAGATGCATTTCGTTGCTCTCCTGCAGCACTAATGTTGTCTACATTTAAAACAACACGCCCGGTGTCTTTCTCATAATGCCCCTCTGTCCCGGGGACATAATCTGACGCTCGGGAAAGTTCTTGTGCAAAATCCTCTACACCCTGAACAGTAATGTCATCAAGCCTTCCTTGTTCAACTGCTCGACTATCCAAATATCTTCTATACTCATTATCTGTTAGGATTAATACGTTTTCTCCAAGTTTTAATCCTAATTTCGGGAACCTTCTGGCGAATAATTTAACAACTGCTTCTGTAGTCGCCTTGGTGTTTCTGTGGACAGAATCTCGAGATTCGTTTTGTGAAATAGGACTAGGGATTGCTTCAAGATTCTTGTCGCTCCTGTCCTGTGCAGATGAAGCACTCCTTAAAGTCGTGTTCCCCGCTTCGTCTTCTGAAACTTGAGAAGCGACACCCGTCTCTCTGTACTCTGCATCGTACGATGCGAAATCATCAAGGATAGATTGCTCTAGTTGCGCTCGCTCATCAGGTGCAGTTTCAGGCTGTGGGGCTAATCTAGGGTCTACTTGTGTAGTTTCATCTTTAACAGGAAATGTAATCGTACTAACTGTTCCTTGTTCCTCGTTAACTCCTTCTAAAACCCCTCCTTTTTCTTGTGCCCACTTAATCACGTTAGGGTTATGAGTCAACTGAAGAGTTGAGTCTATTCCCTGACTCTTTGCCTTTGTAATTTCCTGCTCCAGCCACCGAAACCCTAATCCTTTCCCCCTCCACTCCGGAGAAATCTCAAGATGCAAAACATCGAAATTATCTTCAGTCTTACGAAGAATAACTCTCCCTATATTTTCTCCTACTGCTGTTAAATTATAATGCTTGTATCCGGGAAGAGGATCATTTTTGTAGGGTTCACTAAGACCAACTACTCCTCCTTCAGCCATGTAAAAATCATCATAAAATTTAAGTGCCTTTTCCCATCTATCTTCTTCTTCGCGTACTTCTTCAGGAGTTAATTCTGATGAGACTCGTATGTCTTCTGCTGTGGAACTTGGTCCAAACTCATCAGGCATATCTGGGAGGTCAGGCATCACCTGATCAGAAGTGGTTTCGACTTGCTGGTCAAGAGCAAGTTGTTCTTTTGGATCACCTTCTAGGTACCCTTTTAACCTTGCTTTGATTCTTTCCTGCTCAGTCTTCTCCTTTTCTCTTTCAGCGTTTAATCTGGCAGTCTCTGCTTTTGCCTCTGCGTCTAACCCCTTAACTTGAGCATCTAACCCCTGTAACCTGACTTGTTCAACGTACGCTTCTTCTTTTGTGTCAATCATCTCCTGATCACGAAGCGTTTTTCTGGCAGTCCTGTCTGGATCAATCCGTGGATCAGAAGACTTCTTTAATGTATTAACTGCTAATTTACCTGCCTCTTCTATTGCAATTGTAGGTGCTGTCGTTCCTGCGCCTAAGATTGCACCAGCAGTCCCGCCACGAACTACTTTCATCCAGTCATTTATACGAAGTCCTGCAATAGTTTCATAATTTAAGACTTCATCAATTTCTGATTGAGGAACCCCCAACTCCTGAAGCAAATCTTCTTTTGCATTAAGTTTTATTGTTTCCTCTAGTGCGGTATCGTACGCTTCAGAACCCGCTTCTGCCCCTGTATCTAATATTGCCCGTGCAACTATGTTGCCTAAAGGATATGCGCCTATTAAATCAATCAATGCTGCTGGTGATCCTAATCTCCTTTGAATTGTTTCACTTGTCCAGAATTTACCTAAGTCATTCATCTTGTCATCTGTTTCTTCTTTTACCTTATCTCTAATATCTTCATTTGCTAATTGTTCTGTGGTATATTTTTGTAAAACTGTTTGCTCAACCAACTTTTTTATTTCCTCATCATTCTCAACTGACTCTCCAACACCATCAGCAACTTGCAGTGATGCTTGCATAGTCGCTCCTGCCATAAAACCTGCTGCAGCACCTCTAGGGCCGCCCGCAAGAAACCCTGCTGTTCCAGCAGTAACCCCAGCACCAAGAGATGCGACTGATTCTCCAGTTGACCGTGCTAATTCTGACGGACTGTTTACCCACCCTCTCTGGATAGCTTTTGCAAACAATTTCTCTACTATATCACCACTAGGTGAATAAGCTTTTCTGATGTATTCTTCGTTGGTTGCAGCACGTCCTTCTCCTTGCCAGCGTTCTCTGAACTCTTTCCCGTGTTCATAAAGATTAGTCCCTAACTCTTGCAACCACTCAGGTTTTTCAGGTCTGTCGTAAATGTCCTTTCTTTTGGGTGACAAAAATGTCGGGATGAACGGGTGTGGCAGTTCATTGCTTAAATACTTTGTTGCGAATTCTTCCTTCTCTTCTTGCGTGTATTCGCGCATCTCCCCGGTAACTTCATCTTGTATTCCTTTATCAAAAAAAGGCTGAAGATCGTCCATAACAGATGCCCGTGGGGCACTTAATCCGGCACCAACTGACTTGGTGAAAGACCCGTAAGTACCTCTTGCAAAACCTGTCGGCAAATCTTCTGCTATGTTTTCTAGTGCGGAGTAAGTTGGAGGACGTTGACCTAACAAACGATCTTTGGCAATTTTAACAAAAGTCGGATTGCTTATACCTGATTTTTCGACTTCGTTATCTATTACTTGTGATCGTTTTTTCCACTTTTCCAAATCATCATCTGTTTCAGAAACAGGAGCGTACTTTACCTGAAACTGAAGATGTTGCCAGAAGTTAAGTTGTGACATTTTTAGTTCCGTTGAAATTCTCTGTATTTCCTTCTTTTAGTAGGGACGACCACACGTTGACCAGTTTCAATTTTGTCTTTATTTTCTATTTGAGGATTTAACCTCTGTAACTCTGCAACTGTTGTATCATGTCTTTTTGCTATTTTTGATAAGGTATCCCCCCGCCTCACTTGAACTGTTCCTACAGCAGTGTCTTGAGACCAGTCTGTTGACTTTAACAATGCCCCACCTTCGTCAGTTGCTTGGAGTTCATTAACATCAACACCGTGTTGCTTGGCTTGTAAAATAGAAGTTTGAAATGCATTATGCCGCTTCCAACTTTCTTTGGATATTTTTAAATCTTCTTTAGTCCAAAGATCCCCTGTTGTGCTGTTAGTTTTTGTCAGTAAGTTTTTTTCTGTCTTGTCGATATCTATCAAACCTCCTTTATTATACATAACAAGTCCACCCCTACCGTCACTTGTGACACCCTGACCAGTACCATACTGAGCTTCATATATTTCTTTTTCAAGACTCCTTGCCAAAGTAAGACGAGCATTTTGTGCAGTCACTTCCTTTCTACTTCGTTCAAAATTGTTCTTAGCTTTTTCATTTTGGACTAAAGTATTAATATCGTTGATCCCTATACTTGCTGCGATTTGTTTCACTTCTTCTGGGATGTCTTCCTGAGTTTCAGCAGAAATTTCAACTGCTTTTCCTACTAAATTGTATGACGTGGTCATGTTATTCAAATGCAGTCTTTGACTTGTATTCTTGGCTTTCCCTGAAAAATAGCTAGAAGATGCTGCTTTGAAATCTTTAGATAATACTCCGTCAGCAATATACTTATTTATTTGTCTCTCATTAGAGGCATACCAAGAGTTTTGAAACTGAAGATTGCCAGTATTAGCAATGCTCATTGCCTTAGCGTAAAAACTGTTTCGTGTTGCCGACTTTGCGTCATCAATTCTTCCCTGAATATGTTCAGGTGTTAAAGTTGTAAAATCATACCCACTATTTATCGCCTCATTTCCGTATTTTTCAATTGCGTTATAATCAGTACCGGCTTTATTCAGCCTATTTAAATGAATAGCTTCTGCACTGTGTTTGGTTATATTTTGAAGTTGATCGAAATTCATTCCATAACTATCAGCGATTTGCTGGTGTTCCTTATTTTCTTTGTCAAAAGATATGCCGTTTCTGATCCTGAATTGAGCCTGTTTTAATAGCTCTGGCTCCATACCTTTTATCATAACTGCTTCAAGTTGTTCCTTAGTCATCATCCCGTAAGGAGAACCTTGAAGAAGATTGTCAGGAGGAGTTATACCTGATCTCACTAAAAGACCTGCGGCTTGCCCCTCCAAAGTGTTACTACGTTGTGCTTCCTTATATCTTCTTTGCTCATGTAACTTCAACGAAGAACGATTCAATTCCTTTCCTGTGACAGGGTCAAAATCATAACCCTCTAAAACCCCTTGTGCCTTTTCTTGCAATCCAGAAACTCCCCTTTCCAGTTTAGAAATCATGCCTCTGTTTTCTGCGATTGTGTTCTGATCAGGTTTGGAATCCCACCTTTCCTGAATTTCTTTCATGTGGTCACCACCAGTATAAAAATCTGGATTAGAAGCCATAGTGGAAGAAGGGTTTTCGTAACTTTTTTTTAAAGAATCCCTGCGAGATTGAATGCCTTTCTCTAATTCAATATTTTCATCTTTTAATTCTTTTATTCTCTTGTTGCTGTGTTTCAACATCCCCTGTTGCCCCTCATCTAAACCTGTAAATGTCCGCTCACCTCCTGTCTCTCCCTTTGTGACACTTAAAAGCGAACCGTCACGATTTAAAAACCCTGATTCTTTCCACGCTTTTACATCCTCTCTGAAATCATTATTCAAATTAGTAATTCTTTCATTGAAGAAATTATACTCATCTGTTCCTGTTTGGTATTGATTGCGTTGGTGCTTTGCTTGATCAACAGCAGCATTATGATCAGAAGTGTAACTGTTCAAGTCTGACTTCATATGCTCTTTTGCTACCCCGACTCCTGCTGATGCTAGCTGACTAAACATCTTGTTAAATGCATCTATTTTTGTCTTCTCTGCATTCACTTTTCCAAATGCTTTAATCTCTTCTGCCTTTCGCTTCTTATCCTCTGCTGCAAGCAGTGAATTAACTAATGCACCTTGATTCGGGTCTAGACCATATCCGTAATTAATAGCCATCATGCTGCCTTCCGTAAATTGTTTGCAAGTTCAGTAGCAAATCCAACTCGCGCCATCTCTTCAATCATAGAATTCACAGGAACCCCTGAAATTCTATAACCCTTATTGTCCGAAGTGAGTAAATCGTAACTTCTTGTAACATCTCCGTATCTCACAATATCTACAACAGTGCGGGTTCCAACATTATCTCCGATATTAAGTTCCCCACTTGGTATATTCATGATTCTATGAGTATCACAAAGATTTACTTCCTCTCCGTCACTGAAAATAATTGTCAAAAATCTGTTTTTGTCGCCCTTATAGAAACCTTCAAGATATTCATGCTTCTGTAATACTTGCACAAGATTGCCGTAATATCCTGCAATAACATCACCCGGCTTGAGGTCTTCAATACGAATTCCAACATTAGATTCCTCTCCCGTATCAATTACGGTGCCTTCAGGGATACAAGTGAATGCCACCTTAACCATAGCAATTGTCCCAATTGCTTGCATCATTCCAGCCTGTTTATTCGCGGATGCTTGCTGATTTGCTGCTTCTTTTGTTGCTTGAGTTTGTGCCTCTGATGCGTCAATCCCAGCTTGAATTTGCCAAGCGGAAAGTAGTTTTTGCTCCTGACGGTTCTGATCGAAAACTGCGTCTTGTATTGCTGCTTGGTCCAATCCAATCATTTGCCCAAGACCGACATTCCCAAATGATTGTTGTGATATCCCAAATTGACGTTCTGATCCAGCAAGGTTTAGCCTGTCTTGTATCCCCTGCTGCAAAAGCGCACTGTCAAAAGCACGTTCTTGCCCTCTACCTGCTCTTAAATTCTGCAACAAATTTTGGCGGACACCGATAGTATTTGCCCCGGCACCATAACGCTGACCATATAATTGCGCTCGTTGCCCTAATCTTTGTTGTTGTAAATTCCTTGCGTCTGCAAAAGAATCACGGGACGCTTGTCTTGTTTGCGCCAAAGCATTACTTTCCAGTCCACCCAAAGCAGTCAATGCTTTCATAGATGTCGGATCAACCCCTCTTGCGCCCATCGTACGCTCCATAGCCAACCTTTGACCAGCGGATTGCCTCCCTATATCTTCTTGCCTTTGAGCAGATAATGCTTGTTGAAGTGCTACGGGGTCGCGCCCTGTTTCCTCAAGAAGTTGATCAAGTCGCCTTTGATACATACTTGTATCAGCTTCTAATTGTTCTCCCAACTGTCTTGTTTCTCCTTCCAACCCTCTGTAAAAAGCCTGATCCTGACCTATTCCTTGCAAAGATCGATCTGAAAGAAGTCTTGCCCTCTGATAATCGGCATCACCAGCAGCAAAAGACGCATCTGACCGACCAAATGCCCGTGCAGAACGATCTGCAAAACCGCCACGCAATCCCATCATTTGATTCAATGCCCGCATACGGTTGATTTTTGCTTGATTTAATACCTGATGATCGTACCCCAAATTCCTTGTAGCAAGATCTCTGTTGGCAGGATCAGGTCCATAACTAGGCATTGCCGCATTCGATATTGTCCCCGTTACATAGCTTTTAGGTCCGTATTGTGTCGGAACTCCAGAAGCACCTCGTTCTTTCAAGAGTCTTGCCTCCTCTTCGTTTATGTATGACAACTTTTCAACAGACCCATCTGGTGCCCGTATTTGCATCGGCATATTATTAGCCTCTGCTTGCCCAACAGGAGCGAATTCAGCATGTTCATGCGGGTGCAAATCTTCTTCTGTGGGGTTATCTGTACCAACTTCTTGTATAGGAGTAGTTGCTGTTATATGACCAGAAAGCTTTTGGTTGGCATTTAACGAACTCCCTCCAAGAGGACTTATGGAATTACTAGGACTCCCAGACCCTATCGTTGCCTGTTCAATGATATTTGACGGGTTGTTTGCAAAGTAACTTTTTACTTTTTTCTTGTTTAACATGTTATCACTCTTCTAATTTGGGCCAATTAATGTTAGTCAACTCTCCAAACTCGTCCAATAAAGGTGAAGAATCGGAAAATTTAGCAGGTAAATCCCTTAACTCTTGCCTATACCTTATTTGATCTTCAGACATTTTTCGATCAGAAAGTGCCCAAAAATCTGATTCTATGAGTTTGCGATCACGTTCTCTTCGCAATCGTTCTATTGCTGATAACCTTGTTACTCTCCACTTATTTCCAACATAATCCCATTTGCAAAATTCCAGTCTTGGATTAAACAGTGGAGGTGTGACATCAATTGCATCCTCTGGGACACGATATTTCCCCTCTTCACTAGCAGACTCCGATGCAACGATAGTCTCTGCTGTATCCTTATTCCAGTATGCTTTATAACTCATTATTAGTTATGTTTCTTACATATTGCAAGCGGCAAATCTGCCCACAATATTTTCTTCTCCTGCTGTGGGGGTTAAACTTTTTTTTGCAATAAAAGCATTCGCCAGTATATTTATCCACAATTCTCAGTATTTAATCATATATTGTACGCCACGACTGTACATTCTTACTTCAGCACCTCCGTCAGAATTTGAGGTTGCGTTGAATGTGTGGGTATGACTACTGTTTGTACTCATCCCCCCTGTAGTAGCACCTACAAGGGTATTTGTAGGATAACCTGCGTTATCGTGATATGCGCCTGAACCTGCTCCGGAGTGCGAGTATGAGTGTGTATGCTCAGTGCTTGTGGAATCAGTTGTTCCACTAACTGGATGTGTGTGACTCAAATTTTGCGGAGTTTGGGATGCCCCAACAGTATTCGGACCTGCATAATTGCCATTTAAGTCCGATGTTCCTGTTCCGCGAAGGACTGCTCCCTTTAATTCTGGAACATTAAATGTGGACTCTCCGTCACCCGGACCCCACGTTATTCCTATTATATCCCACAAATCAGAATACGTTGATCTTGAATATGCTTGTCCGTCACACAAAAGCCAACCTAACGGAGCAACTCCTGTCCCGAAAGCAGCAATTAAACCCGGGGGGAGTCCTGAAGGCAGTGCCGTCCAACTTGTCACTGTGCCGTTGGTTGTTAAAATATCATTTGCGTGTCCAGTTTGATCTGCTAACTGTGTTTGGTCCTCAACAAATGCCTTCACTGATTCTGATGAAGCGATTTTTACCTGTGAAGGATTTGAAAAAGTGTCGTCATCCTGTAAAAACCCTGTTGCTAGACTTGTGTGGTCAATATTAGTTGCTGTTATTTGAGACTGTGCTGAAACCTCTGTTGTCGCCCCTCCACTTCCTCCTTCTTGTAAAAGATCATATAATTGTTTCATTTGAGACTCAATATGAATCAAAGCGTCTTTTACGGATTGCTCTGATACTTGAGTTGTTAACGGGTTAGAACTATTGAACATTTCCGGTTAATGTCGGAACTTGAGGTTGAGTATCTGTCGCACTCAAACTTGCATCAGTCTCTACGAATGCAATGTCACCAAATGATTCATCAGTCCCATAATCTCCGTCTAAATTCCACTGAAAAACTCTCCCTATTGCCCCTGATGGAAGGTAAAATTTCTTGGTTATATATTTATATGCTCCTGTGCTATTACGTTCTCCTTTAAAAATATATGGGTCGCCTAAAGCATTGCCGTCCAAGTAGAACTGAACTCGTATTGTTCCTTGATAAGTAATCTGTCCTTCAGACATTGTTGTAGACTTGCTGTAAAACCTCGCTGGAAGTGAGACAGGTTTTGCTTTAATTATATATCCGATGTCATTTGTTGAGTTTGAAACATGTGGAGTGTATCCGTAACTTAACGGAGGATAATATACGCGAACAGTATGGTAACTTTTACGCAAAGAAATTGTTCTGCCAAAAGCAATGTAAGTTGCACTTGTTGTTGATACTGGTTTATTCAATAGAATAGAATTTTCTTCCTTTCTTGCTACAAATACTCCTGAAAGAATTCCTGCAAATGCATCTGAAGATGGCACATTTCCGCTAGAACTTGCATTTCCAAAAGAAACAGAGTCATTAATACTAATATTAGACATTTGATCAGTTGTAAAACCTTCTATCTTTTTTGTGTTACTGACTACTTCTGGGGATAAAATAATGTAAGGTACTGCTGTTGTAGATTGTCTGTCTAAAAACGATTCAGAAAAAGGAATACTTAAATTTTTACCCGGTATTTTAGTGTCTCCGTCTAAAAATAAAGATACATTTACACCGCCGGAAATAGTTAACTCATAATAATGCCATATTAATTGCTGATCAAATTCCGATGCTGGTAGAATATTGAACTTGTGGTCAACAAAAGAAACACTATCTGTCGCGAAATGAGGAACATAACCGGAAGACTCGGGCGGGACAGAAATTCTTCTAGAATAATATTCTTGATGAGATGGCAAATCAGAAACAGTAGCTATAGCACGACCATCCATCGAAATCGCAACATTTGGAGGTTGGTTTTTATAAGAAACTGTGACAGATTCTAAAGTAATATAATCCCGTATCATATTTCTGATTTATTGTGAGTTACTGAAATAATTTCTCCACCTCCAATATTAGTGTAATGCGGAATATAACCTTCTGTAGATGGCGGGAGATACACCCTTATTGTTGTTAATAATTCAGAAGAAACCAAATCAGGAGTAATAGGAGCAATTACTCCGTCAACTGTTATATTAAGCATTGGTGATCCACGATAAATTACATCTGCACTTTCAAATCTCATTTTCTGGGAATATGACGATGCGGGTTCTGATTCAAATGAAACCTCTAGGACTTCAATTTCTCCTAAGACAGTGAAAACAACATGAAATGCAGTTTTTGCCAGACTAAACTCTAAATATTTAGAAGTCTCTTCTGTGACAAACGGAAGGTTAAATGTTTCTGAGATTTCACTGATATCAGAACCTTCCTGAAATTTGAACTCTATGCTTCCTGAGCCTTTATACCTGATTTGTGATCTATGATAAACTTTGTATTCATTAGAATCACCGAAATCAATTGTTCCTGATGTAAATTTCAATGACTTAAAAGAACCATCTCCATACGCACCAGAATTTAAAGACCTTGATAAAAATAACCTGTCATCTGTTTGAGAATAAAATGCTCGCCTATCTGTATTCTCTGATATTTTAGAAAATTTAGGGCGATTAGACCTTAGATCACATGCCATTCCATATCCAGTCTCTGTAAAAAAGTGGAGAACATTGTCTTTAGCAGCACCTTTTGAATTTACTAACTTAGGGAATACCTTGAATTTTTCTTGAGATATTAACGATATTCTCCCCTGCGAATACATGCAAACCCCATCATTTGAAATCCAAAACAAAGAGTTTAATGCTTCAATCAAACTTGAGAAATTACCCTCTGGCATCCCTTGCTGATCTGGAATCTTAACTATTGTAATATCATCGTACGATGCCCCACGCAACCGATATGCAGAGTTTGCAGTCCAAACAACCCCTTCACCCTGATATTGTCGAATCCCTGTAATATCTCCATCAAGAGGGTAATACGCTTGTTCAGGCCATGAATGAGGATTCCCGTATTCACTGACTCTTAATGTCGATCCATAACCGGCATAGAATAACCCTGAAACGTACGATACATATTTAAGGTTTTTCCTGCCTTCTATAAACGGAGGAGGAGTTGTAATAGATAACGGGGTTAATGCTGTAGAACCTATGAATCTTGACTGATCGTCAACCCCTTCCACTCCTTTTGAAATATCCACATCTTTCAACCAACCATATGCCGCATAAAGTCCGCCAGTTCTATAAATCCTTATTTTCTGTATATCAGAACTCAACCCAACTGGTAAATCCCTGAGTGTTATAAAATTGGTGCTAGTAGATAAAGATATTTGAGAAGACTCTTGAGATGCTCCTGATTCTATATAAGAAGGATTGATGGCAGTTCCAATATTCCTCAATAAAGAAATTCTGTATTGAATTGGCAAATTTGTAATAGAAGAAAACATATTAGGAATCCCCTTTGAAAATTCAACCTCGCCTAAAGAAGTTCCTGTACTTGATATTAAATTCTTATCCAAAAAAACCCTGAAATAATATTTTGAGTTAGAGTCATACGCATAATTTCCTGAAGTAGTTGTTCCTTCTATGCCTCCGATTCTGGAAATTGGGATGTAATCATTTGCTGAACCTGCAAAGGATAATATTTCAGAAGGACCAGTGTAAGTTGCTGCGAAGTCATAATCGGAAGTATAATCAATCGGAGTTTCTATATTCCCAAAATCATCTGTAGAAAACCAAACGTCTGATTCCTTCACATATCTTGTAAATGTTAACGTGTCTTCAACATTAAGTGTGCAACTTGTTGTAACTTGTATAGTTGTTCCTGATTTCGTGATAACTTCTGTGTTTGATGGGACTGTTGAATTACCGTTTATTGAGGTTGAAGTTACAATATCTCCAATATAAATATTTCTCATTGCCTCTTGAGGCATATTTGTGATGTTTTGTCCTGATATATTAGATTGAACTTTAATAGAATATTTATCTGGTTCTGCCACTAAAGTTAAATCCCTGTCATTAGATAATTCTAATGACAAGTTTGGTGAAGACCACTCCTGATTTCCTGATGTAGATATTAATATGAACTTACTGTCTGTATCGTCATTTTTTGAAAAAATCTTTTTAACTGTTCCAGATGAAGTCCCAGAAGTGTGGTTTGTAGATGTTATTGGTATTGTTCCTGATTCTAATTCACTAGGATATACAATCCAACACCTTGTTAGATTAGAAAATAACTTAGTCCCTGCAGTGTAAACCGATCCTATAACATACTTATCATTTGTAATTAAAGACAAAAAATGACTGACAGGGACTCTGTACAATGCTCTTTCATTCGTCTCTGATTCAAGATTTACAACTACTAATTCTTCCGGTTTCCCCTTGACTGATAAAAATAACTTACCTGTTGAGACGCTTCCTGTTATAAATGCTTTGTGAATCTGTGCCCTAAAATTTAAATCCCCTAAACTTAAATGCTTTGAAGAATCATTCATATCAGAAGGATCAATGATTTCAATCCCGGGGTTATAAAATAAAACCACATCAGATTTTACCTCATAATCGTTAAATGCAGATATAGTTATTGTGGTAGTATTTGCAATCGAAAAGCTTGCGCTCAAAGGATGACTCCTTATTGCTCCGGGATGAAAAGACCCGTCATTCATAAAAGGCCCGCCTCTAATTAAAACGCCGTTATCATTAGCGTAAAATCTATGGTCTTCTGTTGCCTCTATTTGCGGTTGTGAAGATAAATCTGATCCTTCCGTATTTGCTAAACCTATTTTATATTCTGGGATATAAGAAGAGGAAGGAGTCCCGTAATTGTCTGATCTCTGGAAAATGACACCCTGATCAGATACAGGAGAATTTGTTGGAACTTGATATGTTGTTTTTGCTTTAAACGGCAACCACCCTGATGTCACTAAAGATGCACTAGAGTCTGGGTTTATATGTCTAGAAGACGCGAGATCATACTCTGATGACCCTCGCAAATAAGATTCTGGAACATATTCTGTCCCCAAGGATTCTGCTTTAGAAGTTGGAGATGACGCGAGTCCAAACTGGGGGTGCATTGCTGCTTGTCGTTCTCTATCTGCAGGTAAAGATGCCCTCTTCAGTGACCCAGAGACTTTTGCCATCTTCGCAGAATTTATTTGATGCAACGGAGTACATGCCCAGTTATATGAAGAAACATGTAAAGTTTCATTTACATTTTCTACAGAAACAGTTGTAGTGCTTCGATCTTGAATCTTATAATCTGGAACCCCTTCTGTGCAATGAATTGTTGTTGCACCTGTTTCAGTAAACGCTAACTTGTGTACAGTGTTAATTACCGCACATTTGTTTTGTGCTACAGGATAAGATAAAGCATTGATTGTGCTGTCAATGCTCAAATTTTTCATATGAATTGTATTAAGAGCATAATCCTTGTCTCCTAAAATATACTGTGGGGTTTGTTGCGTAGGATTTTTATATGATCCTCCGTTATACAACGGAGCTTGCTCTAGTTGATGCCAACGGTATCTTAATCCTTTCCCGCGTCTCTCTTCGGAGTGATAATCATGGTAAATTGTAAGGAATTTCTGTATAGATACTCCTAATCCGTAATCATACACTTCAGGAGAACCTGATGGAGGTTCCCAATCCGGCGAGACTGTTAAATCACCTGATCTCCCTGCTGCTGATTCTTCTTTTAAATTATAAACACCCCCGTCTAAACGATCATTCCTCCTGAAAAAATATTCTGTCCTTTCGTCTGACCCTGAACCTTTTTTCTGTGAGAAAACTCTTGCTGACATACCTCTCAAACTCGACCGTGCTAACTTATTTGAAGTTGCTACCTCAAAAATGTAAGTCGGGAACGGACCAACATTTACTGATGCTGTAGTATCCCACGGGATGTATAATGCGCCTCCTTTAATTTGTGCTTGGTTATTATAATATGGGGCGAATCCTTTTTCAGACGCTCCCACATATTCGCTTCCTGAAATTTGACTGATAGAACTGCAATCATTTCCAAAGAAAATTCCTGTGTTTGTAGTATCTGTCGGTCCTGTACCATCATGTGCTGACCCCACAAAACTCCCCACACCAGAATCATCTAATTCTGAATAAAAATGAGTACCATCTAAAGTTGTAGGGACTTCCCACTGATCAGCTTGGTTGTGACAAGACCACAAAGCAAGAGGGTCTATGGTGTAAGAGACAACAGTGGGGCTAGTGGCTCCGGGGGAGGCATTTTCGGATTGAGATGGATTCGCCCAATTCCAGAAGGTCTGAGATCCCGTCTCATATATGTCATGAACACTTTCAGTGAAGTCGGAAAACCAACCCATTGCTGTGCGCCCCCCCGAAGAGGCTTCAAAAGCAGAACTTGACACATATTCCCATCCATAACCTCCTATCGAATTATTCCCGCGCCAATCAGGAGCGAGTGATATCCAATCTTTTACGCCTAACCCCAACGGGTGAGTCTGTATCCACTCCTTTTTCCTGACCCATCCGGGGTCAAACCACAAAACCACATACCACGTCCCCTCTCGTAAAGTAACTTTCTTGATGTTACTATTAGAAAGATTTGGTTCTCCTTCAATATGAACGCATCCTGCGTTAGTTCTCCAAACACCGTTTTTTGTTCCTGAAATTACAGAACCTGTCCCACTTATACTTCCCCCGTGACCTCGGTGAACCCTTGAGACGAAAATTTCGTCTGAATCTGAACTGACTGTTGTACGATGAACAGTTGTATATGCTTGCTCTATTCCGTCCTGAGCGTCAGCAGTACAGGAATCTCCTACATACTCTTGTATAGTTGGACTTGTAAAGGCATGTGTTGTCTCTGATGCAGTAGAATCAGTCAATAATTTCTTACTGATCCCGGAGTCAGAAACTCCTACAAAATAATCTCCCTTAAAGAAATAAGACGGTCTCCTAAATTCGTTTTCAGATGAGTTCCAGTGCGTGATCGAAATACTGAATGTTAAAGAATATCCTGAACTGTACCGGACTAATGTCCCGCTTTCAGAATAGTTTGGAGTGTAAGTGGTCGCAGATGAACTTGGTTCCTTGAAAAATGAAAACCCACCAGTAGAATCAACATGAATATGTTGCCCTTCTACTGTTCCCGGAAGTAAAGTTTGAGGATTTCCACCTCCTGCGCCAGATGCTATGCCTCCGGAATTCTTTATTGTTTCGGTATAAACAGTGTGATAAGCGTATGCGTTATCTGCTGTGGTAGCAGTCCCGGTGGTTTGTAATACCGGAGTTGGTGGGGCAGGAGTTGGCGGGACACCTAAATCAATAGAATCAGATACTCCTCCTTCCTCTTTTAAAGACTGAAATTGAGGTTTCTTGTTTTCATAACTCTTGATAATTGAATCACCGTATTCTGAAAAAGAAACTGCCTCCTCATCTGTGATCCACTTACTTCTGAATTTATAATCTCCACTTGCAATAATGCTTTCGTCAATTCCCTTTGCAGGTTGTATTCGGTTTCCACTTAAATCAATGTCAACAGAATCCTGCGCCTCTGTTTCTGAAATGTGACTCTTGCTTAATCTAGTGTTTAATCCTCCTGAAAAATCCTTTAATGTCTTTTTTGGCATGACTCATCACCCTATTAGCCCCCTTTGATACTTCATCTCACCGTTTTCAAAAGATGCTGTTAGTTTTTCTGATCTATTTTTTTCTAAATTGTAACTGCAATGAATCCAACCACTATTCATCCCCTTTTTAGGATCGTAACACTCAAGAATTAATTGATCAAAATCTAAACACTCTTGAATCCAAACTGCTAAATCGTAATTTGATATACTTCCGATGCATTCAAAATCTGCTGCCTGTCCTATGCAATGTTGGGAAGTGTCAGATTTGCTTCCGATTGCCCTGTTGACTTGAACCGTCCTGTATCCTGAAGAAATAATAACCGGGCCGTGTGCGTTTCTAATAGGTTGAAGGACGTTCTGAGCTAATAAAACTAAGTTTACAAGATGCTCTGGCTTCTGAGGGGAATTATCTATACCCAACCTCTCTGCTTGTTGAGATTTTGTGAACTCCTCAAGCGTGAAGTTTTGGGCAATCCTCATAGGACTCCTGTCTTCCGAAGCTGTTCTCTCATCATTCCAACAAGCTGATTGTCAACTTCATTGCTTGTCCTGTCTACTGCCCACTCTAGTAGTGTCAGTGTCAGTTTGAGAATCATTTTCTCCGTCAGCAAACTAACAACTAACGTCTTCGCAGCAGCAAGTCCAACTGTTCCTAATACTCCTATCATATTAGCCTCTGTAATTTGAGTTTGATGGATCACTCTCCTTGGAAAATATAAAACCGCTCATCTTTGTATAATTAACGAGTAGTCCCCCGACACAAGCTGACAGAATATTAGTCATCTCTTTTGAAATCCCGTCTGTGTTGAAAACATAATAAATTATCCACCCTATTAAAAATAATTCTGCGAAAGGTAAAGCAGCACGAACAAAATATAATATTAACGGTAAATAATTATTGAAATTTTCACTCGACTTTCTTGGCATTACTTCAATCGCAAAAATTCTGATATCAATCTGTTTTGTTGCTCTACTGCAAGCTTGATCTCTGTAAATCCCTCAATCATTCTTTGATCAAATTTTTGCCTGTCCTCTCGCGCCTCCTCTCGTTCACTTCTTGAATTGTCGAATTGATACTTAATAAACCACATTAAAATTATTGTGATTCCTACAGGTAGTCCTACTGCATTTAATAGGTTGGTGACATCGTCAACTACACTCATCATCTTATGATCTTGCTGAAGGGTTTTGTCTTAAGAAACATTCTAAAGAAAAATCCTTAAATGCCTCTCCTGCTTCACTAGAATCTAAATCTTTAAAAACTTTAAAAACATATAATCCCCTTGTCTTGTCAACTATGCAATCACAATGCAAAGCGGCTAATCGGAGATCGACCCCTGAAGAGTTCTTTCTGAGTAAACCAAAACAAGAATTCCACATTCCTCTAATATTAATTGTCTTGTAATCGCCGGAATACGGAGGTTTTGGTGTTTCGTACGATACACTCTTACATCCGAATAACGCAAAAAAACATATTACAAGTATCGTACGCATAGCCAAAACTCGGCATATTAATATCCTGCGTCTACTAACTTAGCTTTGCCTTCTGCGACTATCTCTGCAATTCTTGCCTTTCCAGCAGTGTCGTCTGTCCTGTAAATCTGTAACTCGTCCTCTACTGTGAATTCCTCTCGTATCTTTCTCTTGGTTTCACTTGCAACTCTCTTCTTTCTGCTCACCCTCTGATTACACAAAGCGACCTTCTCCTCGGAGGTTGCGTCTTTCCAACCCAAATCTTCAGGTTGTGCGTCTTTTAAAAGTTGCTCTACTCCACTAATAGAACTGATGCTCAAGAAAAGCCTATCACCTATAGGATTCCCGCATTCTTCGTACATGTGGACATCACAGCCGTCTTTGTAAATCGCCCTATTTACAGGGACATATACAAGTTTATTCCTCTTTGTTTTGTCAATTGAAACTATTTTCCTGCTCATTGTGAATCCTTGTCTGAATTATGAAACATCATTTGTGTACATGCCCAAACCACGGGTGTCTCCCTGCTGTCCTTTTGAGTTCGTCTCATAGTTGTTTGGACCCATCGCATAAATAGACCCTAAGTTGTCCTGAATAATAAGGCTCGATCTATTTGCATTGTTGCGCGTATAGATTATAACTGGATATCGACCTGATCCACCTAAATTGTGTACTCCATCTTCATACTGCGTGACCATCCCAAGCTGGGTGCAAATCATATTTGGGTATTGTAATGAATTGCCGCTCTCCCCAAATGAAAAATCAAAATCGTCATCGTGCCCCCAGACCCACACGTTTCCGTTTTCATCAACTGCAAGAGAAACATGTTGGTTAAGAGCAGTATCTATAGGTATATGCACAATCCTGTCTTTTGGAAATAAGACTGCATCACCATTCACATCATATGTATATTCCGATAGCTGATTTGGTTGTGTCTGCCAAGTCGTTTGTACACTAGTGTTAGATGAGTAAGTTTCGTGGTAACCATTATAACCACATGCGTACTGTGTTGCTGGAAGACCCCAAGACCCCCAAGTTTGACCGTGATGCCCTGTACCCGGAACTCCTGTAAGACCCCATGACGTTTTGTGGTTTGTCCAGAGTTCTCGAAACCTTAATGTGCCTCCTGAATGTGCCCATGTTGAAATATCACCAGTATTTCCTGTTCCTGCTTGTCCGTTATTGTTTCTCCCTGCAACCCATGCTTTACCTGTAGAAGTTAAAAAGAATTGTAGCGTACTGTAATCGCCATTGCCACTGTCTAAATCACCTCCGGAATTTTCAATCCATGCGACATCATGTGCGTCATCAAAGTTTAACCCGTAATTTCCGGGGGATGTTTCACTCTTAGAAGATGTTCCATCTCCAAACCCATGTTCATTTCCTCCCCATGTCCATGCGGTTCTATTTCCGTCTTCTTGTGATCTTGAAGTATCATCTGTTGTCGCTAATAACTGTGTGTACAGCCCACCACCACCACTCGCCATTTGTTGTACTTGTGCAGGGATATTAGAGCATCTAGTCGGTGTATGTTGATCAGTCGTATTTCCGTTTCCTACTTTTCCAACATCATTCTGTCCCCATGCGTATAAACCTCTCCACTCATAGTTTGGAATCCCTTCTGTTGTCCCTGCGCCTTTTTTTGCACATATTGCATAACAAGTAGGATATCCATGCCCGGTGTCATTATAATGAGCTTTAGTCCCACATACATTAAGGACGAATAAATCGTTTTCGTCAAAGTATTGCATACGGCACAACATAGGTCGCCCCGTTGTATCGCCTACACCGGAAGACCCATACGCATTATATCCCAAACCAAATAAGCCTCCCATATTAGTGCGAAATAAAGTCTGCCTAGAACCGACCATAATTATATGAACAAACTTCTCTCCTTTTCTAAGTCCTCCGAATTTTGGATAAATTGTTACTTGCCATCCTCCACTTCCTGTTGTATCGCTTTCATTATAGTTCCCATCATTAGAATGCCCCTGTCTTCCAGAT